ATCAGCCGACATGTCGAGTATAAGTGCGTCAATAGCTACATTAGGGCTACCAGATTTAGTGCCTCTAAATTTTATATCGCCGTCAACTATTTTAGCGTCTATTGCTAGATTGTTGCCATTATGATTGAAGTTACCGAACCATACCGTAGCATCTTTCAGCATGATATTGCCGCCATCAGCGTCTAGTATGATATCGCTTCCTGAATCTAGCGTCATATTTGAAGTTGTAGATATTGCGGCTTGATCTATGGTTATGGTATCTACAACGACTGAACCAAATGTTCCTGCCGCAGTTGTGTTGATTGCGATTGCTGAGTGCAAGTCTGCGGCTACGATTGCGCCGTCTGTTATCTGGGATGATTTTATTCTAGTTGCCATGTTACACTCCCACCGTCAATCTTTGAATTTTTATAGTTGTATTCGCATTTGCAGGAGTCACTAGTAGTCTCACTGAGCCAGAGTTGATGTCTCCGTCAATCGTACCTAAGCTTGCGTTAGAAAATATTGTTCCGAATTCTGTCATGTAAACTGTTGTTCCGTCATGAATAAGTAAAACTTCTGTTGCGTGGAAATTAGAACCACTTGTCATCTGCACTAAGTATTTAGCTGTTCTGTACGATTGTGCTGGAAAAGTATCTGCAACTTGGTTTGCTGTAGTTGCTGTGAATGAAGTTGATACTGGCTTAAGTGAGTCATGATCTGCGAAAGAAGCACGTGATAGAGATACAACTTCAACTGTGCCCGTGATCGTTTGCGATCCTTGAAAGACAATGCTTGTGCCATTCGTAGCGGCATAGTCTGATCCGTCTACAAGTCTAACACCGTTGGCGTAGACTTCTACTTTACCAATATCATATGCAAGTGTGAGACTGTTATCGTCTGCACCAGATACTGAAGTAGCATTTGTTAAGCCACTATACACGTATTGCTGATAATCTCTTACAACTATAGAAGAAGCTTCTGTTGCTACAACTCTAATTTCAATGTCATCTGAGGCTAAAGGAGCTGATGTAAATCTGAGAGTATTACCATTTACGAGTGAGAATTCTGATGTATGTTGAAGAACACCATTAAGATGTGCAAATACGTTTTGTTCGGATACTGGAATTGTAGGCAGAACAAAGTCTGTATCACTACCATTTCCTGTTGCTGTAAAAAGATATACAGTAGACTCGGAAGCAGGAGACCCGCTAAACGTGACGATGGATTGTGTACCACCGACATCTTTCTTTACGTACAGTCTTCCGTCGTAGGTATTAAGTGCTATTTCACCTAAATCCAACTGAGCAATAGTTGGAGTTTTACCCGCAACGCCACTGCGTCTTAGTTTAATTGTTGACATCTGTCCTCACATCTGATATAATGGCTATATAGCCTGCGTATATTATCAATTAGTGTTTACGGTATATACCTACACTTCATAACTATTTTAACTATTTAGAACGTTCCACCATCAATAGTATCGATAGTGACTACACCTCCGGATGATACATCAAAGTTTGTTGCGTTATATGTACTTGTACCAATTCCGCCTGCGGCATCTGCAATATTAACCTTAACTGTTACTGCCGCAGTCTCAGATCCTGATCCCGTTACTACGATACCGTTTGAAGTTGTGCTGTTAGCATCTGTCTGGCCTCCTGTACCTTGTACAATAGTAGCTACATAGTTACCAGTTGTATCAGTACCTAAAGCAACCGAGTTCGGTTGAATTGTAGTTGCTATACTATGTGCAGTAGTGCCGAAGTCTGAAATTGTGATTTGACCAGCAACATCACCAGTAAGACTGAATGTCTTTGAAGCAAACTTAACAGTATCAACATTCAACTTAGCTAGACTAAACGAAGCATCTGACATATTAACAACATTATCAGTTAAGTCAGTATCGATATACTCATCGAATATATGCCATTCACCAGCAGTTGCGTCTCTAAAGATACCAGTAAACTGATCGTTGGTTCCATCACTGTATCTACCAACAACACCAATATCAACTGAGTCGGATGTGTTACCGGATGCTAATCTAATCAGAGCATCTTCAACATCAAGTACGTCAACGTTAACTGAGGTTGTAGTACCGTTGACAGTTAAGTCACCGCCAACAATCATATTACCAGCAGTTTCAGCGTTACCGTTTGATGCATCTACAGTAAAGTTAGTTGCGCCTACTCTGAAATTACCAGTTACGTCAGTAGGGTTATTAATAGTTGTCTTACCAGTGGCAGCACCTATACTAATCGCTGTACCAGCACCGAATGCGTTAACTGTAGTTGCAGTAGTGTTAAGTAGGTTAAATGTAGTTGCAGTAGTGGTAATGTCTCCGCCATTAACCGCAAGATCAAGCGTGATCACTCCGTTTCCAGCAACATGCAAGTTTTCAGCGATACCAACACCACCGGCAACTGTTACTGCGCCTGTAGTAGCACTTGTAGAAGTAGTTGTGTTAAGAACAGCAAGTGTGTCCTCATCAAGCGTCATTGCTTGTTTGTTTGTCGTATTACCAGTTGCAGTGTAGAAATGTAGTGTATCGTCTGAGTTACCTGGACTAGTCTCTGCAATAATGAATGTGAGACCATCAACTGATCTTACGCCACCCAAAGATGACCAGTTAGAATTTGAATATCCTTCAAACTGACCGCTTGTAGAGTTTAATCGAATAGCACCATTAACTGCTGGTCCTTGTTGTGCGTTTGTGCCAACTGGAATAACAAGTCCGTTAGTTCCAGAAATAACAACATAACCGGTACCATTTGGTGTTAATGTTAGATTGCCGTTTGTATTTGTCGTAGATAATACATTACCGTCAAGACGTAAATTATCTACATTCCATTGACCAGTTACAGTACCAGTACCAGTTTGAGTAAAAGCACTAGTAATTGCTAATGTGGTGCCGTCAAAGGTAAAGTTTGCATCGTCTTCTAGTGAGCCTGCTGTGCCAGCAATTACAACACGATTGTTAGTAAGGTCGCTTACCGTTGCAGATGCGAGTGTTGATTCGCCTGTAACTCCTAAAGTACCTGCAATTAAAGTATTACCGGTTCCGTCTGCTACAGTAAATTTATTTGTATCTACTGCAATACCACCGTTTGCATTAAGTAAGCCAGTAAATGTAGACGCACCAGAAAAGTTAACTGGTCCATTTAAGTCAATAGTACCTGTTCCAGCAGGATCAAGTACAATGTTACCGTTAGTATCTGTTGAAGTGATTGTATTACCGTTAAGAGTAAGATTATCGACATTAAGTACATCGATCTTCGAACTCGCATCTACGATAATTGCAGACGATGCAGTAAGTGTACCGTGTGCGTGATCAGTTAGATTAGTAAAATACTTACCGCCAACTACGTCAATTGCACTCGCAACACCGCCGTTTTCGCCGCCTGTACCTAAGTATAATCTATCTCCGCCGTTTGCTTGTGTGCCAGTGCCATATGCATAACCGAACTCACCTAATGCGAGTGCAGATGGTGCAGTAGTACCACTGGATCTTTTGATCTTAATAATAGACATTTAGAAATTGCCTCCGTTTATAATTGTATTTATATTATCCATTTCAGTGGTCGATTGCCACTTTGCGGCAGTGCTGTCATACATGATAACAGATCCGTCTTTTTGATTAGTAGCGTCAACGTCAAAGAGGTCGCCAAGCCTGATAGAGGCAGCATTAATCTGGTAATTTGTTACCATAAAGTTTTGATTTGGTGTAAGTTTTGCCTTAATGTTTGCCATCTTTATGTCCTTGTTATGCCGGCTGTTACTGTCGCTGTTCCTTGTACAACACGTGATTTAGAGCCGCCAGGTGAGGTAATTTCTATATCATATAAGTATCTACCAGGAGATAAGTTATTAGTTACGCTACTACTTAGAGTGATAGAAATTTGACCGAGTACTCCGTTATGCGAACAGCCAATGTCCGTTGCAGTTGCCGAATTATACGTTTTTCTCATTTGAGCGGCAACAGTAAATCCAGTAAGATTGAATACGGCATCTGTAGCTGTTTCTACATCAATCAACGCCGAGAAATCTGTACCTTGGTCTATTACAATATTTGCTTTAACTGCCATGTTTTTTCCCTAATCTATGCTACATGTATTTATAAATAATAAGAACAGAACCTTTAACCAATTGGATTTAAAATGACCTCAAAGTACATCAAATTCGGACTTAGAGCCGATAAGAACTTAGCAGACCTAACAGTCCCCACAACGGCTTTAGCTAATCTACTAGACGATATATCGCTAAAGGTAAACGATCAAAATGTTAGCACTGGTTTCTTTGTACAAGACATTGAGCCTATAAAAGGCTTAAGAAACACTGGACTATCAGACTTCACTGACGAAAACGGGCGGTCTAATGATCTCGTTAACTTAAACGGCACTATAGTAACTTTTACGAATACGTCAAATTCAGTACTACCTGTCGAACCTTTAGTCACTCTTCAAGATAACATAAGCAATTTTAAATCAATTTTGGGTAAGCCTCCTTGGATAAATGGTGGTGATGGACTCGTATGTAAATTCGTGGGAAGCGATAGAATTAAGTCAACCGCTCTCACTCCTTCCATAACTGGTAATTCTGCTAACGTAAGTGCTATCAGCGGTCTATCTGCCAGTCAACTATGGACATCATCTACAACAGGCAATTTAACTAGACTTATTGGACCAGTTGACTTCTGGAACAACGGAGTATTTGCCTTTAGTGCAAAGCTTCATCCTGAAATGAAAGATACGTATGGTCTTGTACAATGGACTGGATATCTTTCAACTAGATTTAATCAAAACTGGGGCTCTACAGGGTTATTTATCATAGAGGAAGATACGGTTGATGACGGAACTGAAAACAATTGGACACAACTAAAATCAGTTTTTAGTGCATCCCAAACGATAGATAACCTCAGCTTTAGTTCTCCGTCAGGTGGAATTGTCACAATGAACTTCGGTAGTGCTACATCAGGTGGTGTACCTATAAGAAATTATATATGTACTGGAATGAAGTTTGGCAGTAGCTCCGAATATACTGTAGTTGGTGTTAATCAAGCAGGTAAAACTGCAACAGTGGAATCGTCCAGCGCCATCTCTGGTACTACACATACATTTACTTTCGCATTAGGTCAAGATGAGGTGTCTACGCCTGTAAACTTTACTAGTCAAAAAGCAGGAAACAGGGTTAGAGTGAGATACACTCTCTGGTATCCAAAAATTAATAACGGTAGTGCTTACAGACAAAAAACGTTTAGAGAAGTCACTTCCAACTCCAATAGGGCGCCATTTTCAGATTTCTATAAAGAGTTTGATAGAAATCAAGTATTCGGCCCATACACGTACAAATACTTTAGCGATAATAAAGCAAGCGAATTAAATCAAACATCAAATTCAAAACTAACGGTGCTTGATACAATATCTCTCTTGGTAGATCCTCCCAAAGCTTTGACTGATAAAGTATTATACAGCACAGCGACAGGAGCTACTCCTAAAACTATTACAGTCAGAGATGGATTTGGCAAAATATCCGCAAGCAACTTCACAGGAGTTAGCGTAGGAGACTGGATGGCATTCGAACGAGGAGGCAGAATGTTTGCATATCAAATACTCGATATTAGTGGAAGCGATATTGCAGGGAATCCATATGCTTACGTTAAGGAAAATTTCAACCAGGATACAGATAACAGCAATCAAAAGTTTAGCATCGGAGATACAGAATCAGTACTCTTCTTTAAGAATTTAGGTCTTATAGGACTGTTTAGACTCTCTTCAGCTGGAAACTCCACTGGATCTCTCTATCAACTTTATCCGCAAACTTCAGATACCGTTAATCCAAATACGACAGTATTCACTGATCAAATTATAATGTCTATTAATCCTAACGGTACGCAGGGAATGCCGTCGAAAAGAGTGTTTAGTGCAACTGGCACATCACCGAGAACCGTAGTAATAAATGATTATTTAAGTAGCGGTACTAGTGCTTTTTTTGCTAGTACATCGACCAATCACTTTGCCGCAGTTTATGCTTCTAGAGGACTAGACGATAAGGCATCATATCTTCAATGTAATGGAGTTTACGGAAGAGAAGTGAACGCTACTGCGGGAAGCGGTCAAAGCCAAATAGAGTTAACTACAACAGAAGGAGTGACTATAGGAGATTACGTACACTTTTACGGTAGCGGTAGTGCAGGAGGTACAGGAGCTGTACCTGGATCACCAGACTTCACCAACAATAAAGTTGGTACTACCACAACAGTGCAATCTATAAACAACAGTACTAAAACGATAACATTAACCGCACCTCTTACAGCCGCCATACCTAAGGCTCGCACTATAGTTTTCATAAAATCAACAAATAATCCAGGAAGTGCTAATAAAGAGTTCTGCGTCATTCCCCTAAACACTGCTCCTCCATTTGAAGGTACCACTATCGGACTTAAAACGCCTAGCGCAAACGCAAACTTAGTTGTAGTCGGATTGACATTTGGTACTCTAAAAATACAAACTCCTACTTCAAAGCTTGTCGCAATATCAGGTAGTCCAGAAGAAAATAGTTCAGCGTATTTTCCTATAAAATATGGTAATAGTGCTATCTACAAAGCCCTTATAGTTTAACTAATAAAAAGAATTGTTCTCCGTTTATGGTAATAGGCAATTTGTGGGTATAAGAAGCTGTTGTATTTGATTGACTTACTATATTCGTTGATGTAGTAGTAAGTCTAGGCGCTAGGCTTGCATTACTAGGCTTTAAGTGTAGTACATTGGGCTGAGAATTAGCGTTTGTCGTAGATATAGAATTTGCTGTTGTTTGGTCACTCCATGGGTTAGATGCATCGCTGAATGCTCTCTGTGCGGCAGCACTAGGATTACTTGGGTCTATGATAAACAGCCCAGGAGTATTATTTGCTGGCTGAGTACTTGATGTCGCATCTAAATCAGCAATCACAACTCCGCCTTTAAACTTTACAACTGTATCAAACGTACTGTCTTCAAACGTTAAAGGAATTCGACTTCTCTTGTAGTAAAATAGTCCTAGTTGCGAATTGATATAATTAACTTGTTCAGATGCATTATATTCATTAAACAGATCCGATGCACCATCATCTTGACTAACTCCACTACTTGCAGATGGATTAGTTTCCAATCTCTTTTTACTTAAATTAGATAGATTCTCAGCCGTTACTCCATCATTTCTTCTTAAAATGCCAGAAGGAGCAATTGCGGCGTTTTGAGCGTTCACAACTTTGAATTTATCTATTCCATTAGATTCAGTAATTGTATGATCGAATACTGTTGGAGAACCCGCTACAGAAACCTTAGTGCCGTCTGAGAATGCAGTTTTACCTTGAACAGTAACGGTTACTACCTTAGTAGTGGCATTTACTGTATAATCCGTACCGTCTAGCTTAGAAATGACTCTAAAATTTCCATCAAAAAGCATAATATCTGCTTTGATGTTAGGTCCGCCTAAGTTGTTAAGTATTTTTTCATCTCTTATACCAGTATCACTTTCTACGAAGTTTAAGTCTCTTACAAATCCTTGTTGTCCTGACATATTACCAAATTCCTATGTTAAATCTAAAAGAATGGTCCAGAATTGTTCTAGATACTTAAGTTTTGCTATCGTACTATTCTCTTCCTGACCACTTCCATCATTGATAATGGCATCTCTACTTAATCCGTTATTACCTAATAAGTTAATGCTAACTCCCGATCTAGGATTAAGGAAATAGTTATCGTATAAATCACTGATGATATTTGTGCCAACTCCAGCGTTCAAGGCATTATTACTCATGTCGAGCGTTCGTAGAATAGTATTATACTTTAACGCCTCTGGAGTATAGCCTACTATAGAGTTATTATTTAAGTACAAGATTTGAAGTCTAGTTGCTCCAGACATATCAGGCAAATTACCAGAAATTTGATTATTATGTAAATCTAGTATGTATAGATAAGGAGTATTCAGTGCAGGTAAAGATCCTGCAAACCCATTATTGTATAGATAAGCATAAGTTAACCTATTACTAGTCCAACTTGGAATAGTTCCGGTCATGGAATTACTATTAAGTCTCAAATAGTATAGATTGTTATTTCCTACTAATAGAGGAAGATTTCCGTTTATTCCAGTGTTTGCTATATACAAGCCCCGTAAATTTGCGTTGCTTGAGAAATTGGGAAGAGGTCCTGCGATATTAGAGTTACTATACGTATATAACCATTGCAAATTTCCCATTTCGGCAAATACTTCTCCAGTGCCTCCTCCCGCTATAGATGCTGTTGTTCCAAAGAAGTCGGTGCCCGTGTGTCTAGATCCTGCAAATAAAATAGTCGATAGACTATCAGCTCCTATGAAACTACTATCCCTCAGTTCTCCTGATGCGGAGGTCCACCTAAGATCAAGGTAAGATAGTGAAGATAATCCTTTGTTTGAGAAATCTGCGCCTATGTTAGACGCAACGGTAGAAGATCCGTACATGTGTATAGTATCGAGTGATGTACAGCCATTAAATTTACCATTCAAATTTCTGCTTCTATTAGAGTCAGGGTGAGAATGCGTTTGCCGGTATATTCTGATCACAGTATTACCAGATACATCGACCACATTATGAGCATTACCATCAGAGACAAATGAATCCAATAATGTACTTGCAATAGTAATATCTCCTCCTCCTTGTTTTTGCGTAATGCCGCACGAAGTAAAACTAAGTGAAGTCAAATTAGGACTAGCGCAAACACCGTTATCTAATTGACTAAAAGGTTGATGATCTAAGCTATAGCTTTTTATTCCCTTTACCCCATTTGAATCAACAAATGTCTGAGGACTAATTACGGCTCCGCTAATCATTGTTCTTCGTGCATCTCTACTGTATAACGATCCTAGTGATATATGTTCCAAATCTTGATAATCAGTTAAGACAATTGGAGTGCTATCCCTAAATGTTCCATTCATAGTCAAATGGGTAAGTGTAGTAGGAAGAGTATTAAGTTGAGTGTTAGCGGGTATTTGATTACCGTTGACATCTTCTGCTCTAGACATATCGTTTGAAGATATATTTATTTTTAAAAGAGCAGGAGCTAGATTGTCTCCATTTCTAGTTGAGTTTCCAAATTTAGGCAATTCGTAAAAATCGTTATTGTTAATATCTATTCTTTTTATCGCAGGCAAACTTACATTTGTCCACTCTGATAAATTAACGAAAGGAATACGCAGTTCAAGAATGTTAGCAGGATTATAAAAGAATTCTAATGTTCTGGCTCTCGATGTGTTGTCATTAAAAGAGTATGTTCCTGGCGCAGTATCATATACTCCTAAGGCTCTATCGCCGCTTTCATACACTTGTCCTCCAGCTTTATTTGTAATTCTGTATACGGGAGGAATATTGCCTGCACTATCTTGTATAGGAGTGACTGTATGACTAAATGTATTACTTCTGAAAAACGTATTGAATACTAAAGGAATTCCTTTCATAACTAAGAATTTTTTAGTTGAGAAACTACTAGTATTGTCCTTAATATCTATAGATAGTTCATGTGTTGCGACCTCTGCCCTATACTTCTTTTCAATTGGCGCTTTCGTAGTACCTAAAGAAGAAAAAGTAATGTCCTGTCCTGTTACTTCAACTTCTCCGCCATATGTAATTGAACTTCCTATTGAGGACCAAGATGACACTCTAGATGTAGAGATATCGGCAACACTCATATTATGCTTACCGTTCACTAGTGGGTTAGAATAATCTAAGTAATTGTATTTTATAGCGGCGGCATTGATCTGGTTGTTTATCTGTAGATTAAAGTTTAATGGCTGACCAATATCTTTTAAGCTAGTGAGTAATCCTCCTACGGTATTTGAGGACCTAGAAAGAGATGCTAATTCTTTTTTCTGATCTTCAACAAGTCCAGAAATAGTGTGTAATTCGTCAGAGTTTATGCCTGCGGAAGATAGACCTGAAATCAGATCCAAATCTCTTTGGTCTAATCCTAAATTGTTGAGAGCTTCTGCTGAATTATCGACATCATTCAAAGCTAACTGTACGTTGAGACCTCTAAATGCCATTATTGTTCCTTTACCGTAAGCGTCATTTCTATATTGCCGACAGATAATCCATCTACTGCCGATGCAGTAAGATACACTGCTCTATTATTTAGTAGTCCTCTAGCTATTCCCTTTCTGTCTCTATTGAAAATATTAGACAAGTCAAATTTTTCTGGTGATCCACCTTTAACGTATAAAGAATATATCACTGTACCTGGTCGCAAAGGATTTAAACATTGATCATCAAATCTCACGCTAGACAGCCTATTATCACTTTGAAAGGCCGCTGGCGTTAGAGCGTTACTTGATGATGGGCCTCCTGATTGACTAGAATTGACTATTGTTAGTGTAGACGCATCTTTAATAAACACTGGAGTATGAGTGCGAACTGTTTCTGGAGTAAATTCTTCAACTATGATATTATTTACTTTCGCATTATCTTTCAAGGCAAATACGAGATATAAAGGCTGAGAATTAAATTTAACAGCTTTAGATTTGTTAAATGAGTCACCATTTAGGTCGCTGTCAAGTTGCCAATCGTCTTTGATTGTTATGATTTTAGTGTTAACTGAGGCAACAGTTCTGTTTCCGCCATTAGTAGGATCTCCATCTACATAAGCAAAAGTGCCTTCTCCATCTACAGTGATAGGAACAGTGTGATAATATACTCCTATACCAACTCCGCCCACTCCAACTTCTGTGCTTTGAGGCACAACAGCTCCAGAACTATCAAGAGTGAAAAGTGAAGAGTCAGGACCGTTATTATTATCAAAATTAATTCTCCATTTACCGCTAAATTGTCCTGAAGTTATAGCCGTTACGCTACTGACTGCATTGCTTAAAATTCTTACTTCGCCTATAAGAGTAGATATGTATCCTGAATCAGGACCTTCTGGGCTTCCTAATCTGTAATCGACCATGAACATGTCCGATAATCCTGGATCCCATTCATACTTATCTGCTTTTACTGAATAGTCTGGTGCTGTTCCTTCTGAAGAATATTCCTGATGGAGTTCATCATATAAAGAGTATGGAGCTTTTACTCCACCGGCATCTTCAAACTTTAGAACATTGGGATTGACGGTCGTATCAATTTCTGGTACTTTAGATGTGACTGACACTGCAAAATCTGCAAAGTGTTTACTTCCGTCTCCGCTCCTAGGATTTAAAAAATGTATCTTAAAGTTGTTGCTATATATCGGAACAGTAGATGCCGCAATAGCATGATAATTAGAAAGTCTCCCGGTAAAAGTAGGTCCAGTAGAAGTGTCTAATAAAGTACCATCAGCTTTAATTCCTTTTAATTCAAACGAAATTGGAGAAGAAAGTGTTTGACTACTAGTTCGCCTTCGTATAACTGTAGAATTTGTAAGATTACTATCAAAGTTGACATACGCATTATACACTCCATCTGCTATCAAATGCGCTTTATCATCCTTCAACGTTAAATTATCTCCTCCTAAAATATTTAACTGACTGCCGAGTGGAGCTATAGCCTGAAAAGTTAAGGTTCTAGAATTTGGATGAACTCCATTATGAAGAGAGGGAGAAAAGTTATAATGAACTCCATCGGGAGAACCTCGTATTTCTTCGATATCAACTCTAGTATCTATACTACTAGATATAGACATTGTAGTTGGATAAGCCTTTTTAAAGTTAGGTATTCCTACTCCATCTTGGTTAAAAATCTCTTGTTTAGGAAGAATTCCCAAAATTGGAGTCCGTTCATCGCCAGAGAACGATTTAGTGTCTACTGTCGTTGTCGCAAGTCTTATTGTTCCCTCATCTCCTCCATCAACATAATAACTACTACCGTACTTATACAAAACTACCGGCTTTTCCATAGTCTTATTTTCTTCAGTGGAAATCAGATATTTGAATTTAAAATCTGGATTATTAAGAATAGGCAACCCCAAACCATTCTCGATGATAAGTCGATGCATCAATACCCAACGGGCTTCACCGTTATTAACAGGAACATAAGCGTAAAACTTTGCTCCAATAGCTCCATACCAAGAAAACTCAATTTTATACATGGTAACATCTTCGAATGAAAGTATGTATCCAGAATCACCGCCGCCCAAAAGCTTATCGCCGTTAAACTTGGTTCTAGGTATAACAGTCTCCCACATAGCTTCACGAACTTCTACACCTTTAGTCTCAATAGGAGATGAACCTTGATCTGATACAGCAAGTCCTTGCTTAAGTAACAAATCGTCTGGTAATTTTATAGTGCTTCTGCGTACAATGTTGAATTTCGATCCTACTAATTGAAACATATATTCATCTGTAGAGTTTGAACATCCCCACTCGATAGTATTTGTCGGTGATGTAGGATCAGTCTCTTGTCTTACGCCAAAAGTGAATCCGCTTGCTCTGCCAGGCTGATATCTAAAAGTTTTTTTACTTTCCAATATAGCAAATTTTGGCTGAATTGATGATCCACCAGGTCGAGATTCTTCTTGCAAGAATTCTTGTATTATCTTGTATAATGCCAGCTCGGTAAAGTCTGTTACCGCTGAACCAGTTAGGATAGGAAAAGTAGCCACGCTGGCAATAATCTTGTCGTATAATGCAGTCCATCTTTCAACCTGATCAAATGAATCTTGTAAATCTGCTCCATACTCTACATCGTGAAAATTAGTATCATTATCAAAAAATCTTGTAGTCTCATTAAATGAAATGGGTATTACTGCCTCTGATGCGTTCACAATAGTTATGTTTCTATTGATAAGGTTTCTTTCAGCAAATTGTGTGGCGGCATCTAAATCAAGTTCTAAGAAATATTCATACAGCCATTTACCCATAGCAATAAAGTTCATGTATGCTACCATAGTGCTACTAGCACTCGATAGCTTGTCTACTATCGTGCTACCTGGAAAGGCGTATTGAGATGGAAAAGAAGAAAGAGAGAGTGCTTGTTCTTCAGATTCTTCTTGAAATTTCGGATCGAATCTTCTACCATATACAGGATTCTCTTTTCTATACCACTCTCCAGGATAACTACCAGTTGGGCCAAGATACACGCTCCAATTATCAGTGTCTAATCCATATGTGGATACGTCCGAGAAAAGACTTAACTGTTCCTCTGAGCGAGGAACACCTAAAAGAGAACTACTTACTTCTGATTCAGAAGAAAATTGCTCGGCAATTGGAATAGATAGAACAGGATTATTGTCATAGTTATTAGCGTAAACAGGTGTAGAATAATCCGATTTGGAAAACGATCCTACTACTGCCTCGTCTTCAGTGTAAATCGGATTACCTGCAACGTCTACAAGTTTGTTGCCCTCGATGTCAATAAGCTGTATGAACTGCTTAGTGACTGGAGCAGGTACTTTATCCAGTCCAAGTTTTATCTGCTTTGGCATGAGTTATTGTTCTTCCCACGTGCAACCTATGCTTACCTTGTCAGCGGTATGTCCTGCCGATGTATCAGAATCTACTGCAAAATAAAGACTATCCGCTTGATTTGTTAGCGGGAACGATAGATATTCTTTATTATAATCAAAGTATGGGCTTAGGTCAAGTTGCTCTGTTCCCTGTTGTAAGTATATAGTTGCTACGTTTACACCGCTATTAGGAACAGGCACTACTGTATTACTCGAAATTTTAATTGAACTTAAACCTTCTTTTTCTGAAGAAACTTTGGTCGCTACTGATTGAGCGGCAATTGCTCTTGCTGGATGCGTGCCAGTTGTAAAGTTTTGGGCAGAGCCTGATCCAGGATATTTTCCATCTGCCTCGAATCTAGCATCTGGCAAGAATGATCCAGCTTTCAACTGTATTGTGCCATTATATGATTCGAGAAGTTCGAAGTAGTACTCATCAGATTCTTTATACAGTCTACCAAACACTGTGACATCATCTGATCCAACAATTGCTTGGAACCAACCAAAGAGACTTTCATTATTATCAAAATATGATCCAGCGCCAGTCGATTCAGTTACTCCGACTGTACTCAGAGGATCGTTTAAAGCCGTGAGTGTATAAGGAGCATTTAAAGTAAACGAGCCAGAATACACAGTGTCAGTTTGGAAAATAGGAGTCTTTTTAAATCTCATACGAATAGGATTATTTCCTAAATTCGATGTTGATAATTTAGTTGGATAAACCTGAACTCTATTTCGGACTGCATTCGAATCCTGCGTACTCAAAATTACTTTCTTAGTTTCAAGTTCATAAGTAGCATTTGCTCTATCCACAAGAAGTTGTACGCTAGTAGTACTTGAAGGAACACCGTCAAGATAAACTTTAGTTGTATCAGCCCAAATAACTTTAATATTCTGATCTGTTCTGTTACTACTTTTAAACTTAGCTCCCATAAAGAATCTAGGGTCAACTGCGGTCGAAGGATTGGTATAAGCTACACCTCCTATAGTTTCTCCTGATAATGTAGTTGCATTAATATTAATAGCATTATTTGCAGAGTCATAGTTACTTGTGTTCTTAATCGTCCACTGTTTGCCGTAAGCGTCTTGAGTGTCTTCGTTGTTATGACTGTACAATCTAACTGTACCTCTGTCACCACCATCGATATAGTATGAAGCACCGTATTTTACGATTGAATGTGAATCAGATCCATAGCCTCTATTGACGTAATTTATATCTTCTTGATCGCCTAGAGATTTTTGATCACCGCCACCATATGTGTTGTATGTAATGGGAAGTGTCGCATTACCTAGAGAGGCGTTCTTGTATTGATTGGAAGCACGTAAATGATGGACTCGTACCCACCTTGCTTCTCCGTTATCGACAGGAACGTATGCTAAGAACAATGCGCCAACAGCTCCATACCATGAGAATTCAATCTTAAGCATGGTAACTTTAGTAAAGTCAAAGTTGTATAGGCTTTCCGTAAACTTGGCCTCGCCTAATACTTTGTATATTTCTCCTGGGCGGGCAGTACCTGTCTCTCCAGTAGCAACATCACTATACACTCTTTGTTTAGCAGGAGGAGTTGTTAATTCAGTTCTTCCGTCTAAAGTGTCATGACTGTATCTTGATCTAGGCACACGATAATCGTATACACCCCAATACTCAGGCTTAACATTGAATCTTACCCAAGTAACAAAATGTGGATCAAAGTTTATGTAATCAATTTGTTCACATACTTCATTTAACTTAGCGCCATCAGATAAATCGTTTGCAGTGTTTATGTATCCAACACGTTTACTTGTCGTAGCATTATCGCTCTTAAGATTGCCGTCAAGTGCGTACATGTAAGGAAATACCATTCCTTTTGGGAATACATCGTCATTTACATCAGTAATGCCCAAAGCTGTCCTATAACTAGTGGGATTGTATCCATGATATCCCTTTTCAATAGCAGGAATATATGAATTGGCGCCAGTTAAATCTTGTTTTATCTTTTGACCCGAAGATGTCGAGTCAGGAAGAGTCGTACCGGTACTAGGGAAGATGAACGGAACAACTGTTTCTACTTTAAGGTTGTTAACACTCGTTGCGAGGAAGGTTTGAGCAGTACCGCCTTCATCTTCTAACGTAAATTCGTTGCCCTTTGGTCCAATAACACTTTTCACTTTATACACTTGACCTGCTACGAGTCCTGTTTTTCCGCCAGTATTTGCCACAGTAGTTTTAACTTTGACGTGTCCCTTAAACGGAACTACGCCTTTAGTCAGTTTAAGTTGATCGTTAGTATCAGAGACTGCCACAATTTCTTCAATTGGATTCAATAAATCTGGATCATATACAGCAGAGTGTGTTAAGATAATGCCGTCTCGCATCGCTACTAAGTTACCCGCAAACCCATTACTGCCGATTTCCATCTTCAGAGTATCTTCTCGGCTAAAATTACTAATAACTCTGCCTGCAAGAGCAGTAAGTTTAGCGTGTTCTGCGGTTGAAGAACTATAACCTAATCCACCAGAGTTGTTGTTACTTGCGTTTATAGTAGACCCGGCGATATTGGCCGTTCCGGCAAAGTCAGCAAGTATCAGAGTCCTCAAATGAGTGTGTCGTTCAATTTCTAAGGCCGCAGTCGCATTCTGTGAGTAAATTGACATTCCGTAACCAGGAGTATCACTACTGGGTCTTCCTCCTTTGAAGTACATAGACATGTTATATTTCGTTTCTGCATCACCACCGCCATCAATATCATTTCCATATCCACCTATGATATAACCTAAGTCTCTTTGACACTTGTATTTTATTTCTTCTGGTGTAAATCCTGGAGCCGAAGACAGTGTTGCCGCTTGGCCATTGGCTTTGTAGTTAGTTACGTAATATGCCCAGTAATAAGACTTAGCCGCAAAGATCGTATCGATTTTGCTTCTTGTTCCATAATCATTATTTGATATAGTAGGAAGTGCTGGCTTGGTATTAGCTGATACGTTAAAGGCTGTTATTACGATATCAGCTAGAGTAGTTATTTTAGCTGTAGCCGCTGAAGATATACCAGCAAACGCAAGCAACTTAGCTTTCAGTGCTGTATGGGTGATCTTCTCATAACGCTGTGGATTAGGTAAGATTGCGTTTGCATAGTTACTAAGGTTAAGTATAGTGTGGTTCTTACCGCCGTATTCCATATCTAGTAGATAAAAATCTATCCAGTAGTCTAGATCACGCTTACACTTCTCTTCCACTATCGCCTTGTTCGCCGCTGAGCCTTGCCCACTGCCGTAGATTGATACTGCTAGATCAGCATAGTAATCCGCACTACTACCTGTGCCACTTATACCCTGATATAGTCCAGTGCCGGCGGCATAGTCCCCTACGACTTGAGTCAAAGCACTATTAATAATCGTAAATCTATTTCTGAGAATAAGTTCACGATCTTTGACTAGAAGCACACTAGGCTCAATACCTTCGCTTGCACCTTGACCTATAATACGAAAATCGTCAAATTGTGTTGTGCCCAAGTTTTGATTACCGGGTGCTCCGCCTTTAAGTTTTTGTGTTGCGATTCCTGTTGGAGAATTTGGACATTTTGTCAACGACTGTGAGCGCCTAACTACAGCGAAGTTATCGCCTTCCGAGTTATTTCTAGTTTCCCAAAAGTATCCGTCAAAATTATCAAAGATTCCGAATTTGCGAACAGATGGATTCTGTGAAAAGTCTGCAATACCTGTAGTACTTTTAACTCCAAACGTTGCGGCTGATACACGACCAGGCTGATATCTAAAGAAACGCTTAGATGTGAGAACTGCTGTTTTGTTTCTAGGTGCTTCCACCAGTGCGCCAGCTTCTGTCGGTATGTGTTGAATACCGTGCCCAGTAATATGATACTGAGGCGAAGATGACCACTCTGTAGGGTTAACATCATATGTGTTAACGTCTGCGAAGATGCCTAAAGCAACTTCGGCACGTGGAATACCTAAGAGAGAAAGCGCAACTTCCGACTGTACCTTGTTTTGCTCCTCAACCGGAATAGCAGCCTGATCTGTAGCCATTACGACTGGGATCGATTTAGAAGCAGGCTGTGCACCAGGAGAAACAGGCGTGGTACGTCCGACGTTGACTACGCTTGCGTTATTATTTACATTTGTTATACTTGACATATTAGATTATCCTTCCTTGCGCCATCACAAAGCTATCGATTATATTTAGCGTACCACCTGAACCTGCGGACAGCCCCTGTTTATTATTATTATCGTTGCCTCCTCCGGCGCCAAAAAACTGAATTGTTATAGTTTTCTCTCCTGTTTCTGGACCAGTAATCTCATCGACAATGCCGTCAATGACATTTCCATTATTTCCCCAACCGCTGTGTCCAAAGAACCTAACTCTTTGTCCACTAAACAGATATTTGGGATTCGTTATTTGTACTTTATATTTAGGATTACCCGATGATGCTGAAGAACTAGCACTCGCATCTGCTACCCACGGATCACTCGTAACAGTTACAGTACCAGCAGAAACTTCATGTCTATATGATGAAGACCATCCTATTCCTACATGTAAAGGATTTTTAGATTTTAGTTCTGAATAACTGTGTATGCCTCCATTCTCTAGAGCGGCACCATCTCCGGATGTGCCGACTGCGGCTGCAACAAAACTCATACCAGCAACATATGTAACGTTAGACGTACCAGCAGCCGTATTCCAATGAGCCTGAGTCGTTGTAGTACCCACACTTGTTATTCTATATCTTCTTCCTACTATAAAACTACCTATAGATTTTACGGTGCCCGCATCTTTAATTTGAGTGACAGTGGGAGCATCTATAGTGAACTGGAATTCTCCCTCACTTCTAGTCTGATTTTGATTAACGAGAACAATGGTATCAACACCTCCCGTTGTTGCTGTTCCAGGTGTTCCTGAACTTGTAGCTCCAGCTGTTATTGCATTAAAAGTATCTCCTACACGATACACTTTATTAGTTGTCCCAGCAAGCGTATTCCACTCACCCTGAGTCGTACCACCTAATGTGAGAATAGTATATCTTAATTTAGCACCATTTTGTGTAACAACGAAGTTTCCTACATCTGTAGTTGTTCCGTATACCTCTTCAACTCCTGATGAAGTCTTTTGAATGTAGAATGCTCTGTGAGTGATATCTGATATAACTCCGTCTGTTTTCGTTAGATCAAAAACAGCTCCGTCTTCTTGGTATACCAATCCCGCAGTTGATGCAAACGATGCACCAGAATTTCTAGCCTCAGTTAAATCATAGTTTATGAGATCATATTCAGAGTTTAAAATATCTGGCGTTGGCAAAAACTCTCCAGCTGGGCCCATGAGAACATTAGGAGATGATACAAAGAAAACTGATCCATATACGAAAAGACCACTGCCACAGTTATTAATAACGTTGTTTGCCACGATGCCCTTATTTGTTACTGATACGTCAACATTATCTGAATAGTTCTGAAATCTATTTCCCACAATCATTGTGTCAGTGCCGCCGTCGGCAACCAATGCTTTGTATGGATATCTATCAGTCACACCGCTATTAACAATCTCACTAGTGCTTATCTTTAACTCAACGGGACTAGTTGCCCAAATACCGCCTGCAGGAGCATTCGTAATTCTTGCCCTGTCTATCAAAAGAGAGTTACAATTTGACCCAAAATCTAAAAGATAATTTGTCTGTGGTATACTTTCATCTGGCCAAAGAAATTGGTTCGCCGCTTCTCCGTCTAGATCGACTCCGACAATTGATATCGATGATGCTCCAGTGGTTGACTGAGATACAATGAACTTACTGTTATTTTCTCCTATTGCACCGCCTGACCATGGCAACTTTCTAATCTTTGTAATATATGCTGTTCCTACTAGGCCAAAGGTATCTGGCAATTGTAGCTGAGATGTAACATAAGTTTTTGCATTTAAAGTAATGTTCTTTTTGCCTGCTAGAGCATTATTGGTTATAGCAGTTTGTATTAAAGATGTGTCATTATGGCAAATTTGAGCAGTGACATCACTGTTAACGAACACAGTGTTATCTAATGTCAAATCAAAATTATTCGTATTGTTTGTTATTCCAGAAATAGTTTTATCTGTCCATCCACGTCTCGCAACAGATGGTGCTGTAAGAGGAAAGTGAATAATACTTGAGAATGTGTTATCTACGATATTTTTACCAGACCAAGAAGTGTAATCAAATGTGCCGTAGTCAATCCAATTACCTGAAGCTACATCTTTTCTGCCTAATACAGCAGTGAGTTTATAGTCACCAGAAGTGCCAATACGCCTGTAGACTACAATTCCTTTATCAGCAGGAGTTCCGTTGAAGCCAAGTCTAACAAAGTGAGCTACGTTAAACTGAGTTGCTATGCTATTTCCTCCTCCGGTTGCAGGAACATAAATAATTTTGGTAATTGCAGAACTAGCAGGAGAAATCTCTCCAGTCTCTAGATCAAACTCTGCAATCTTATATGAGTATGTTCCTTTATAAGCTCCAGTGCCGTTACCTTTTACTCCAGAAGGAACAGTATTACCTGAGCCTTCTATAAAGCCTGAAGTAACAACAGAAAGTGTCGTAGCTGATGCAAGGCTTACAAATTGATCCTGCGCTCCATAAATTCGGATAGTTTGTCCAACTGCAAATTGCTGCCGAACAGCAGAAGTCGGTAAAGAGTTTATTCGTAATTTTTGAGACTGAGTTTGTTGTCCGGCCACTTGAGGATCCTGAAACGTAGCACTCATTCCATACACGCTGTCTCTTACGTCACCTTCATCAAAGGTAGTGTTGTATATATTAAACTGTTCTGCAAAATTTGCTTCTAAGCTTGCCTTGGCTCTTGCTTCAGTATAGTAAAGATTGTTCGCACCCTCTGATAGGTAATTAGTCGTAATAGGAAATGATTGGTCGTTGTCACGTAACCATTCAATTGAGCCATTATTATTTGCGTTATATCTTAAAAATCCAGTCGTGTTGTTTAGATTATCTAAGTCTGTGGGTATTGTAGGCTTACCAGAAAGATTGGCATACGTTAAAAAGTATGAACCTTCTTGATAGTCAGTTTCGCCATTTGAGCCTGAACCAGGAGCATATAGTCGAGTTGCATAAAGACCATTCTTTCCATCATTAGATGGATTGTGTGCATTTAATTGAGATACAAGAACGCCATAATCAAAATCAGCCTCATCTAGAATAGAATTCTTTAAGTCCTGGAATGTTATTCTCTTTGATTCTGCCGCAGAAGAATCCGAAACCGCAAAAAGATCGCCAGATGCGGGCGTTGTGATCGGTTCTAGTGTGCTAAATTTTTTAGTCATCTTTTGCTGCCTTTAAAAAATATGTAATGTTATCTGTCTTTATTTATATCATCAATCAGTAGCTATGCTGTTTCCCACGATACATTAACTGGATCAATACTAAGCTTAAAGTCTGGGTCATTAGAGCCGGTATATACTTGATTATGAGCATAGTCGAATGCCAGATATACAATAAATCTTCCAGTATCATTTGTCGCTGACGAAGTATATGAACTTCCTGAAGTTTCCGAACCATCTTCGTTCAGATATCTACTAAACGTTTTCATGTTGCCATTATTACCTTGTGCAGAAAAAAGAAAAGAACCGTTTCCGTTCGGTCCGCCTGTATAAAATAGAGCCGCCCTTCCCGATGGATGATGATCTATTCTAATTCCGATATTTTTGACCTTAATGTAGCCATTACTTCCGTCATCATCGATCTTACCATCATATTTAATATCACGTTGCGCTATAGAAGAAGCCTTTAGTGTAAATTTAATACCAGAAGGAAATGTTGCTGGATCTACGTAGAGTGTGCCTAAGGGTACACTCATAGTTGTAAAGTTGGTACCGTTTGTTAAGTCTCTATAAGCAAGAGCGCCAGGTAAAATTCCACTTCTAATTTCTGTCCCATCTGTAGTTATGTTAGCAGGATAAAGACTACTGTTCCATATATATCCTTCATCTGCCGGGCTATGACCTGGAATATCTACGTTAGCTTCCTGTATGTTTGCAGATCCATATAACTGAGAAAATGAAATTGGTCCACTTAGCGGCACTAAATTATTTATGGGAACTGTTTGATTATTAATAGCATCAGCAGTGGTTCTTCTTTTAATGTAATATCTATCATACCAAGTATTATAGATTGGTTGATTCTCATACCTAAATTGGAATTGTTTATTTCCATAAGGAGTATTAGGAGGATAGAATCCCATTACTTCGCCTGTTTCTTCTTTTAAAACACTCACTCCACTCGCATCACCTCCAGTCGTGTATGTGTATCCGTCATGTTCGTACTCTTCGCCTATGATTCCATTTGGAATTTTAAAAGTGTATCCGTGCTTTTCAACACCATTTGTTGGATATTGCCAAGCAAAAAGTAAATCGCCTACTTGGGCTGGCTCACTTGTAGACATAGAATAATCTCTCTGATAGATGCTACCTGTATTTGGAGATTCTTCAATGCGAGCCAGACTGCCTTTAGTATAAGTTATACCATTAACTGTCAGTTCAGTAATGGCATCAATAGTCTGTGTTTGCCCTAAAGTACCAGTAAAATATACTCTGACGGCATTGTCAAAAATACTTATGTATGCTCCAGCACCTTGACTCTGATTGTAGTTTACTCTCCATTGATTTACGCCTTTTTCAAATTCCACTGGAATATTAACAGCTGGTACGGGTGCTTGTGTGGTTTTAACTTTTCTTACATAAAACAAATTATCTGGAGGAGAGTTATTTATCTCCGATGGGAAGCCGCTACGTCCTGCATCGAACGTCCACCTAGATTCGATAAGTTGAATATCTCCATACGCACTTTGATTTTGACCTTCTACTAATGCCGAAGATGGTACAACACCTCCACCCCCATAATATTCGCTTAAAGATGCTCCGGGTCTAGGTTGACCATCTGGTCCGGTATCAGTCTCATGAGGAAACTCTTTACGCAAGCTTTGGTTCCCAGAGTCATTGGGTGTACCAAACTTTAATGAAGGTCTGGGTGTAGCAGGATTGTTGTCTGGATCTGCGGACGTGATAGCCATCTATTTGTCCTTCTTAAGTTCTTCTATCTCTGCCTTTAATTCTTTAATAGATTCGATCAGCAGACCTACGATATTACCATGACGAACTGCTTTGCTTTGTATACCATCTGGTGATTCTGTTTCGTAAACAACTTCTGGTAAAACTTCTTCTAACTCTTGTGCGATAACACCAGTCATAGGAGTATCATCACCGATATAATTAAATGTGTATCCAGAGATTTGTGATACTTTGTCTAGAGCATTCTCAATCTTAACGATATTCTCTTTACGGTTTCGATCAGATACAGTACCGAATGCTGTGATGTCGCCTTTTGCTACAAAATTTCCATTTGCACTTGCGAATGAAAATTTTCCAGTAGCTCCACTGTTGATGATAAGGTTTTTGTCAGCTAGATCAATTTTTATTCCTGCAGTTTGTGTACTGCCAGTACCGGTACCATCAACCATAGCAATAGCCAACTCACGACTAGAATTATATTGAATCGATGCGTGTGCGACAGCGGCGCTTGCTGTTTTTCCAAAATATAATTGTTTCTCCGCATTGATTGTAACAGCTTCAGTGAATACTGCGGCGTCTGCTTGAATATAACGTGAGTCTGATTCTGTTTCGGTAAAATACCGGCCATCATGGGTATGACTATCATTTGCTACAACTAGCTTTACATTAGCAACGTCTCCCGAGCCATCTATATCAAAGCTACCAGTTACATCACCACTATTATCTGTGTCTCGGATAAAAGTTACTGTGCGAGCGGTTGCCCATTTCGTTGCTGTTCCGGCATTACCTGTAGTAGCTAGACCAATCGTTCCTGTTGCTGGAAGTAAATCTAAGTCAAGCTTAATGTTTGCACCAGTAATCTCCCCGGCAGTATTCCCACTGGGACTGGTCACTCTCAGGTACTTTGTGCCTTTCTTAATATCAATACTGGAATGATTAGCCGAAGTTTCGATCTTCCAAGTATCAGTGTTATTTTCTCGAAACACGATCTTGCCTGCTACACCAGTCGCTTGATCTAAAAATACATTTCCATCGCCATCGCCGGTGACAACTAATTTTGAGTTTACAGTAATAGTATTAGCACTATTACCTGTAACCTTTTCTATAGTGTTAGTGTTTATCTTTCCAGTTGCAGTGATGTCTCCAGTAATTTTAACGTTTCCCGAATTAGTTTCACTGTTCCCTATAGTGACAACATCACCAAGAACGCCGATGATATCATTCGTTCTGGTTTTCCATACACCGAAAGTATTTTGATTAGTTATCTGTGTTAGTGTTCTACTCATTGGTTATCTCTTTGCATGTTTTTTGTAGTGTTAGTACTACTAATTCTAGATTATTTAGTCGAGCTTCCAGAGACTTAATCGTTTTAGTCTGCTCAATTCTTGCCTTAGCTGATCTAAAGGCTGATAAATCCTTGCTGACAACTCCAGCTTCTCTTCTGATGTATACTTCGTCTATCATGTCAGTGCAATCGCTCTATAGTCGTAAATGTGTGCAAAAATGTTTTCTGCTGTTGAAAGAGGCAATGCTGAATTTAATGGATCTTTTAAATCGAGAGTATTGATTTCACTAGTAGTCGCATGTCTAATCTCAAACTTTAATTGAAAACTGCTATAGTCCTTACTCGCATTGCTTAACTCTGTAAGATCATATTGGAACTCTCTATAGTCTGAAGTGTTTGATTGATTAGAGTACATATCTTCGTTAGAGTTTACCAACTTAATCCAATCACTTTGAACCTCAGCATCAGTGAGATACACAAGTCTAGCATACACATCTACAAATGTACCAGCCGGTCTGTATGCACTTAAGTATACCCTAAGTCCCCTAGCGTCTATCTCTTCTTGCAGAATAACTTCTTTAGTTACCCAACTCGAAGTTGATGCACTAGAATCTGAAATTTTATATTTATAGACGTTTAGTATAGACAGATCAGGATCAACAATAGGAGTTGCTGCCTGATATCCACTATTACTCATATTGACTCTAATCTTGAAGTCATCTGTAGGAGCACTATCGGTAACAACAATATTCGATGTGCTATTAATAACACGTAACTTATTCGTATTGTATACATTACCGTTGTATGGTATTTTTTTATCTATTCCCTGATCATCGTATAGAACTAACTCTGTTGAAGTTCTAGCAGTATTACTCACTAGAATTTGAGGCTGAAAGTATGATACGGGCTCATTATCTACTGAAGCAATGGTTGTCACTGTACCTGTTCTATATCCAGTTAGTATTTCTCCCGCCGCAAATATATTACCTCTTTTAGCAGAACTCTTCCGCAAGAACACTCTATCGTTTCTTCTTTTGTTAAAGTATGATATTCTACCAGCAACTGCAAGTGTCGCTGTAGTACCTGTATTGCTATTTGTAGAGTTGTATGCCGTGCGAATAGTAATCTCATTTCCTGAATTATTAACCGATTCAACTTCAGATAAGAATACGTTATTACCACTCTCAAGTAATATATAATCGCCTATAGCAAATACGCTTGATCCTTGAATCGTAACAGTACGATTATTAACTCCACAATCGTATGAAATATTCTTTTTAACATATGCTAGTTCATCGATTCTAAAGCCTCCAGTTGTGTTGTTAACTGTAAGAAATTCTACGTCATTAGGAGATAAGTCAACCCAACCTGGACCTGCTTGATGTTGATATCTCTTCAGTGTAAACTTAATGTCTTCATCTTGATAAGATTTCCAAGCACTATCGTTTGTAGATGTAAACAGAACTCCATCACCCCAATCGTTAGTTATTGATGCGCCTGTTGTTAAATCATTGCCGCCAACCTTAGATGTAAATACTAAGAAATCTGGCGAGTTAGCATCCGGAATAATAACAAAACAATATTCTTTGTTAGTATTAAGTTTCACTGGATTTTTAAATTCGAATGAAGTAACTACTGAGCCGTTATCAGACGTATTAATTTGACTAGGGCGTAAATGCTTTGTTCCGAAAGGAAGAGTAGCCGAAGATGGATACCCATTCACAACTTCCCTCAATTCAAGTGTTACGCCTACGCTTGTAGATTTGGATTTAAAATAAACATCTACACTACTAATCATAGACATATTTGCACCTAAAGCTTGTGCGGGTCTAACTATGAAAGTTTGTGCAAGAGGATCTCCTCCTTCTTGCCATCGTCTAGTAAACGATCTAGTTGTAACATTTCTTTCTATATCGAAAGTAGGTGTACGAGTAGTTTGAGTTAGATCAGATTTATTTACTTCAAAGTTATACGCCCTATAGATTGCTTTAGTGTATGAAGTCTTACCACTATCGATGCTTGAATACTGATCAACGTCAACTATTTCGATTGATCGTTCACCGACAAAGAATGTAGCTTCAGGTATCACAAATAATGCCGCAAGAGTTCCTTCTGCGTCTGTACGAACAGCTCCTCCAAGAATACCTAAACCTCCACCTTGTACGTCCACTTCACTAACATTGTACTCTAATTTAGACCCAATGACAGTAGGATTAACTTCACCAGGATAAACGTGATCATTAATTGCAGTGCCATCTAAGAAGAAGTAATGTCTTGTGTTTGGTCTCAGACCAGTTACGAGTATTTTAACTTCTCTTGATTGAATATAAGGAGACATAGTAACATCCGTCACAAAGTTTCCTACGGCGCTAGTAGTAGTTTGGCTATCACCCGCAACTAAGCTGGTAGAAGTTGTCGTAGTTGTCGTAGTCTGAGCGAATGAATTTCCATTCTGCACAATAGCACCAGTAATAGAATTTACTTGCTCTCTAGTTAAAGGAAGAACTTCTTGAAGATTGTCAACTAAATCTAAAAGAGGAGTTGCAATATCGATCTCTAAATTGATAGCTGGATTCTGAATAACATCATAACCAGCATCAAACGGAGGATCGATTGCCGCTTTGCCTCTGAAGTTATAGAAGTTAGATACACAGTTTCTAAAGTTTGTCGCAAAAGGCTGATTAATTACAGTAATACGACTTCCCTCATCGCCCAATGTAACTACGTCTTGGTATACATTTGCTCCCTGTGAAGCATTTACCTTAAGATCAATTGGGAACTGTGTGACTGCAGGAGTTGCAACAGTTCTAGACTTATCGACAGCGGCGCCAAATTCAGGATCTGCTACATCGCCTACAGCAAGACTCTTAAAGCTGTCTACAAGAATACCATTCTTAAATCTATTAAGTCCGTCTCCATCTGGAATAAACAGACTATTCGTTTCGGCTTCTAATAAGCTGAGTGTAACTAAATCAGTAAGTCTGTCGATCTTCTGCTCTATGCCACCAATATCTTTCATCGTGTAGTTTTTGTTAGTTACATCTACAACACGGATTGGATTGTTACCTGTAATCTTAGTGACATTACCAGGAACATAGATATTACTTAATGCGTATAGTCCAGGTATGTCCGGAATACTTGGATTCTCAGATTCGCCACCTTTGTATATAATTGTATCTCCGAACTCATCTAGCACAACACTGTCAATACGTGACATGTAGTAAGACTGATTCGATATAATCAGAGACTCGTAAGAAGGAGAAACTCCAGCTGTTATGGAATACGTCAACGAATTGACAGTCGAAGCGCCAGCGGCACTGAGCGCATAAGAAGCCGAAGGCTGTTTATAAGGTCTGAAGTCAAAAGAGTTTACTAGATTATATACTTTTCCATCTTTACTTTCAAAATTCTTGACTAAATTTTTATTAGTAAGTGAACTGTAACTATTCGCAGTTAAGTATCCACTACCTTGAGTTGATTGTCTACGTAAAACTTTTACTTTTACTTTGAGTGTGTTATTAGCTAACGTTTCACCTGCTTTAAGTGTGATGAACGAGTGGTCGTATAGATGCTCTTTCTGATTGTTAACTAATTTAAATTTGCTAGTAACGTCTACAGAAGGTGTACGTCCGTCCATAACTTCAAGAAGCTGTATGGCATTAGGTAGACCAAGTGACGCCATATTAGGAACGCCAAAGGCTCCCGTTCCATCTAAGTCGTAAGATGTGTTGACGTAGACATCGAGTTCTTGAAATACGTCTGCTTGTGTTGATGATACTAGTGCATCGAAATATACAAACTCTACATTTGCACCTCCGATCTTAGTAAATGAGATCGTTAAGTCACCTGTACCCTCATTCGCATTTGCAAAAGAGCGAGAACATGCTACTATCTTATTATTCGAATCAACTGCATATATAGACGAATTGGAAAGAGGTCTGAAGTCTGAAGTGTTTCCGACAATAATACTAGTACCAGTGCCTATTCCACCTAGCCTTACTCTTTTCGTAAAGGTAACATTTGATATGGAATTAATGCTTCCTTTTCCAGCATCAAATATTTTTGGTCCACCACTAGTTTCATGTAATTTTCCACTGCTTTGCAGATCAACGAATGCGGATCCAGTTCCTAGTCTTGTAGGAGAGGCATTCTTCTGCGAAGCTTCTTTCTTTATATTATAAACGAATATTTTACCTAAAGTGCCAGTAGTTGCTGGAACTATGTTAGAAATAGAGCATGACCCTATAAGAGTTGAGCCATTATAGAGTGGGTATACCGTACCATCTATAGCAAAATCATTAAGTACTTGACCTACCGTTGAAGTGTAATGAAAGTATTGTCCGTATCGTGAGGTAGTGTACTGCACATTTTTAGTTTGTGTGGCAGTAACAGGATCGATTAATAGTTTTCTAGCGGATACGTTAGTAGTCTCACGTCCAAATACATAAGCTTTACCTGGAGACACGACTGCATAAGAATTGCTTCCCTCTTGATCAAGCGTCACTTTAAGTCCATGTGTTACATAGTTACCAGACTCATCGTAAGTTCTACGTGCAAGTTCATCTCCCAATACGTTGAATTCGGTTCTATCACGAATTCGTACTGCTTCACCTCCAACATATCTAACTAGAGCAAAGAACTCTTCCGGCTCTGTAGCAGTTGGATAAGTTACAAGTTGAGGCACTAACTGAAGTCTGTCTGCGCCTGGTGCGTTTTCATTATTAAAGCCAGCGGCATTGTCTAACAGAGTAGTATCTTGATTAGAGTTGATTAAATTTTCAGCGACAGTAAAGCCAACTGAAGATGCTCCAGGAATATTAGAGTACTTTGATACGATGATGAATTGATTATCAACAAAGATAAAGTGTCCTTTCTGATAGACAACACCCTCTTCACATGAAACCCCAAACGATCTACCAGCGTGGGCTGACACGGTAGCTACAGTCACAACTAATTGCTGTGCTCCTGAGGAATCTTTAATGATTAAAGGCTCACCTTGCGAAAATTGCTTGACATCAGAAGAGCTGGAGTTTGGCACTGCCACATCATCAAAGCCAATATAGTTGATATAAAAAGTTTTGAGATCGGGATCTTGAGTTTGAAAGCCATTCTCGCCTAGAATAATTTCAGCTACAAGTCCAGTTGCAGTACCAGTTACGGTGTATATTTCTGAATCGGTTTGGTTATATAGTGCTGGATTTTCAAACCCAGCAACATCATTAAGCTTCACATAAAAAATATCTGGACGTGAAGTGATGTTGATACCACTAATAACTGTACCTTCTTTATATACGTTTGATCCAAAGCGTTCAACCTGCTTCTGAAGAATAGTTTGTAGTTGTGTCAATTCACGTGCTTGTACGGCCTTTGCTGGCTTAAACAGAATACGGTTAAACTGTTTAGCTTCACTAAAATCGTCATAGTACGGATCAACATTTAAGTCTGTATTAATGCCCATGTGTTACTCTTTTCCTAGAAGTCGAAAATAAATTTAATTTTTTCTTTACGTGCGGCTTGTCTCTGAATGGGATCGAAGTCTACAAAATGTAAGACTTTTCCGCTATATGGAGAATAGTTACCGTACGTAACGTCTGTACTAGCATTATTTATATTAAGCGTAGTACTACTTGTATCACTCAAACTGTCTTTTACTTTAATGCTACCAGTTTGAAATTTGTTCTTAAAGTTTCCTGTGTAGTCCACAAGATAGATTTTTGTTTTGGTGGTGGTTGTAGAATAAACACTCTCATGAATTCTCGCTACTATTGTTTCGCTATTAGATGAATCTAATGCAACTGTTTGCGTGACATACTTTCCAGCAACGGCACCTGATCTCTGATCGCCTGCAATAGTAATAACTGCTCTGTTATCAAATCCTGTGGGTAATGTGTTGTCAATGAAAGAAGGATTTTTGACAAGTCCTACTTTTGTATATGTGTTAGCATTTGGAATTGCTATATCATCACCCGAGAAGTTTGTTATTACAGACAATCTACTCATCGATAGTTCAGATATCATATCTGATCCGTGACCACCAGGAGGAGAAATTACGCATCTAAGAGTTGCGGCTGTATCAGGAGTGTATAGATTCGAAAGACCGCTAGGCAAAGCCAGAGTAGCAGTAGCGTACTTATATTCATCGCCTCTACTCTTGAAAGATATTCTCTTTAGTGTACCGAACTGATCTATAATGCCATATGCAATACTAGGAGTGCCAGTAGAAGTGCTTTGTGTTACATCGATTTTGGGTACAAGTTGAAAAGTGAAAGCATCGAAAGCATCGAAAGAACTTATAGTTGAGTTAATTAAAACTTTAATTGTTTTATTGTCTGCTGTCGTACTACTCAAAACATCATATACGGTAACTCCATTAAATGTGTTTACACTGTCCCCTTTGCTGGTTTGCACTAGATACATATTTGTATATGAATCAGTTCCACTGTCGAGTGTAAGTCCAGATTTAGGAATAATTTCTAAAGTTAATTCTTTAACATTAGAAGTTGATGTTCCAGTAAAGCCTTTGAGTTTAACAGTGCTTGTGTCATTAGCTATTTCTGGATCACCAAATCTGTAACCAGAAAATAAGTTAGTAACAGTATCCTCGATAATAATCTGCGAAATGCTTTCTTTAGCAGCCGCAATTACTTTAGGGTCTCCATATGAAGGATAAGGCAATGGTAAACTATCATCAGTGCCAAAAACTCTATCGTCTGCTCTTCGTACAGTAAAAAGATATTTCCAGACATATCCATCCGCTGAATATATTTGCTCGTAAGAAGTAGCATCTATGCCATTAAAAGTAGGAGATGATGTTGAAGGAGAACCATTATTATTTTCAATGCATTTGAACACTTCATAATCAAGTTCAGCATTCGATACAGTTACGATACTATTTAAAGTTGAAGTATCTTGAGTGTCATCAAAGTCATCGTATACTGTACCAGTAGTCCAAGCATTTTTATAAAACATATATCGAATGTTTTCATCTGTAACTTTGTTGCCAAAGATAACTCTTCTCTTAAAATCTCTTTGTTCTGATATAGTGTTTTTAATTGAACTTGCCTTATCGATACTCGATCCCATGATATAATAAGACGATACTGGAATATTCTCGTTAAGCTGTACTTCTACAATATCTTGTATTTGACCTTTCTGTGAGGTGCTTAAGGTTACGCCATTGTTATTAGCAACGTAAGAATCCAGACCCGCCAGAAAGTTTGTCGCAATCGTTTCGTTCTGACTCGTAAAGCTAGAGAATATTTCTTTTGCAGTCTCTACTCTAAAATTTTCTGTGATAATCTTTGCCATTATGTTACCTTAAGTTCCTATCGATGTCTCGATACTATCTGTTAATGATGTATCGAGTTGAATTATTTGTGCTACAAGTTCGTCAGAACCAGTATATCCTGGTCGTACTGTAGTGACTGGAGGGTTATTGGTATCAGCATTAAACTCAGTCTTCATGTTCACAGATCCAGATCCTTCTGTCATTAAGTTCTCGTTACTTAGATTCCAAACTTGAAACTCTACATCAAGCGTACTGTTTAAATCATTAACACTATTTATGAGAGGGGAACTGAAGACTTTTGTGCCCGCAACTCCAACAGTATCTTTAATTAGTGTGTTGTATAAATCAGGATCAATGATAGTTGATATGTCGTAAGAGTATTCCTGATAATAGTCATTGTCATGTAAGTATTTAGAGTCATCGCTAAGAAAAGAAGTGCTTGATTTCCATTTACCTTCTGTCTTACCAATACCTAAAGTCCTTACTGTTGCCTTTGCTACTTCACTACCAGCTGAGTTTGTAATAGATACATCTTCTCCATCACTATATCTATAGCCCGTATTGTCTATATTAATACTATCGATCTGTCCTTTTTCATAGCTTGCTTGACCAGATATGTTAGCATTTTTGCCCATTGGTAAAGAGTTGATATCTGGTCTAATTCCAGAGAGTGCATAAGCCTTACCCTTGATTGTTATAGTATACGCTTCATCGAAATCATAGAACGATAGTTGTCGGAAGTAAAAGTCGTTACCTTCTCTCTTTAGAAATCTTCCCTTTGCAGTATAGTAAACAATCTGATCATTTGTATTAGGAACAAAATCAGCATTTGGATTTTTTCCGAATTCTGGATCTTCTATCTGAACAACTTGAGTTACTATATCTCCAGCTTCTAAGATAAAGTCTGGATTTGTGAATGTGATAATAGCGTCTCGCTTATCAAATCTTGATACGTCAATATATTCGATCTCATTGAACACATCGTTAACGTAATTGAAACCAGTGTTTGTAGGATTAATCGCAGATATAGATCCAATAACAATTGCCTTTGATTTGAATGCATCTTCTAGTTTAGTGTTAAGAGTCTCTCCGTTAAAGTTCTGATACTCTTTATCACCACTCATGCCATAGTTAGTTGCGACAACATCAGTCACAGTACCATTACCTGTAGCAGTAGTACTATTTTTAATAAACCTTGTGCCTATATTAGCATTATCAGCACCAATAGCTGTAAAGTTTGTAGCAGTACCACCAACAGTTTCAATTTCGTAGATACCGCTTTCTACCATAGCACTAGCATTAATGATAACAGCAAGAGGCTTACTTGTAAAGTCTCCTATGAAATCTGTGATTACGTTCACGGGCTCTATGTCAGATATACTCGATATGTCAAATGTTCCGCTATCATTATACGCAGAGATAGTTGTAACTGGCACAGAATTATTATCTTCGACTTTGACGTTTACTGTCTCATCTGCGGCAAGTAAGTTGAACTTATATCCAAAACCACCAGCATAGATAGCAGGTAACAATCGATCTTCAATCCAGTTAGTCTGTGCAGAAGTCAAACTCTGACTCGTTCTATATTTTTCAAATAGATCAAGGTCAGCACTCGTAATGTAACTGTCAGATATAAAATCGTATCCGCTATTGCTTATGTCACCTAGTCTATAGTTAGTAGATAAATCTTCTGTCTCACGATTAAATATCGAAATCATCTTAGAGTTTACTGTCGAGCTACCACCAACAGCAAGACTCAATTGATCTTTTACGAACTGAAGAAACTGAGCCTTTGTTCTATCTTCTGTCTTGAAGTATAAGAGAGGATGATTATATGCTACAACTCTTCCTCCTCCACTAATCACAGTATTCTTTGATCCAGATGCGGCTTCCGCCAAAATGTAATTGCCTACTTTAATTGAAGCAATTGCTGTAGCGCCGCTTACAATCATAACCTGATTTGATGTCATCTTATCATTCAACGCTAACTTCTCAGCCTTCGTTGTATCATCTGCACTTGTCGAAGCAGTAGAGTATCCAAAGCCGCCATCTAAGAGGTCGAAGTCTATCTTACCTGTTGTATTCGTTGATATAGTTCTTACTGTACCTGTAGCACTCGTACCTTGTTGAGGAGATATAAGTTTTATTTTATCACCAACACTCTGACCAGATGTTCTTTGCGAAGGCTTGATATTCACTTCGCTGATAGAACCCGATAGAATTTTACCATAGTTATTTGTAACGCCTAGTCGAGTCACGAAAAAGCTGTCATCAGTAATAAACGTACCTGAAAGATTAGAGAGATACGTAATAGGAGTCAATGCACCCGAGAAGTTTACAAAGATAATATCGTCTACGAATCCAGAAGCATCTGAGATACTTCCTCGTAGCTTATCACCACGCTGAATAGGATAGTTTTCAACAGAGTTAACAGTCTTGAGTTCGAGATAAACAGCCCCACCCCATATAGAGTCAGAAGGCTTGAGTATAGCGGTAGAGGGATAAAAGACTTCAATGTCTTCATCAAAGAACATACGGAACAATAGCCGTAAACTTTCTTCAGAACCTTTTCGCTTGTATAAGTCTTGAATATGTTTTATAATGAATCGTGTATCAACTACAGTATCAATAGGTAAAGACTGAAGATATTTCTTCTTAAAGAATACAAGAAAAGACGCAAGAGTAGTATCAATGTCACGGAGCTTAGGTACATTCCTATCCATGATAGATTCGTTATGCTCATAATAAGCTTTAACAAACTCTACGAGAAAGTCGCCTTCTTCCCTATATAGTGCTGGAAACTGATCAGCAATCGTGGGTGATATATGGTCTCTTACACTAAGCATTCTTTATTCCGTCAATGTAGTTACGTTAACTGTGATGTCATCACCACGAATTGTAATAATACGATCTTTAGGTGCCTTGATATCTTTCGCTACTGAGTTAGCAATGAATTTAATTGCACCACCTTCGTAACTATCTACAATTAGATTTGACAACTTAATCGCACCTGTGCTATAATCAATCGTACCAACACTACGCTTAAACACTGATACATCAGCAGTCGAAGCAGTCACAGCCATCATCTTACCAGCACCATCGTCTTGGAGTGTCACAAGCGTACCTTCGATAGTCATCTTACTAGTACGTACAGCTGGTGTAAATCCTGTCAAGCCTGTTGTAGCGTCATACGCATATGGCTGAACAAGTGCAGTCTCGTATGAGAAAGCAGGGTTCTGGACAGTACTCAATACAGGTACGTATTGAATAATTGGTGAAGCAAAGATACTTGAAGAGATAATCGAATTGTCTACAGCATCCAATGCCGCTGCCAAACGAGACTGACGTAGTGTCTTATTAAAGTCAGAAAGAGAATCAGTAGAGTATGCTGATATGGCATTTGTCACTTCGCTTCGTATCTGTGATGCACTCTTTGTTGTGATATTAGGATCGAATACTACGTCTACTATAGTATCAACAAACAAGAATTTCGCAGGTACAAACACTGGCTCGATAGTCAATGGTGTCTTGTCTTTGAGGTAATCAGCGAATGATGCAATCTCAAAGTCAGCAGCCCCTTCGCCGCCAGTCACATCAACAGAGATAATTACCTTACCAAACTGAGGAGGTTCTACTTCGTCTCCACCATATACTGATATCGCTTCGATATTAGGAAAACGATTACGTAGTAGTATCTCGTAGTCACGTGTCGTAACAGCACGTTCTTGTACTTGTAGAGCCTTAGGAGCAAATGTTCGAATAGACGCAACACTCTCTGCTGAGAGCCCGCCATTCGAAATCGTTGATACTGTAATCGTAACATTCGAGGCACCAGTTAAACCATTGCTCGTCATAGACCTAACGCCATTCGCATCTTCTGCTGAACTGATACGATACTTTGCTGTAATGATATCACCTTGCGTAGGCTGTTTACCGAACTTGTCTTGTCCAAACTGTAGAGAGTATTTCTCATCTTCTTCTGGCTGAAGATAGAATACTTTGTCAATAGCAGTAATGCCAAATATGTCTGTCTTATATACGTACTCTTCACCATTCACTTCTACGTAGAGTGAGCGAGTATCTATCATACTATTAGACAACACTGTGTCTGAAATGTCAAGTGTTTCTGTAATTAATCTACCTTGAAATGCTTCTACAGCCGCTACAGTGAATGTTCTAGGTAAGTATACACCAGGTGTATTAGGGCTAGCAAGAGTAGCAACTTGTGATGTGACTGCTGTATATGCTTTCTCAGTAAGGAATGTGAACGTCTTATTGCCACACTTACCATTAATCTTTGTATCTTTCGGAATAATAAAGAAATTTCCTGCTTGACTTGCAGTGATATTAAATGTTACAATAGCTTTAGCTGATCTACGTGAACGTGGTAGATAGTTTAATTCTTTTGCGTGTGATATCATACTGTTACGCTCTTGAGCAGAGTCAAGGAACATCTCACTAATCATCATGTTATAATAGTAGTTGTTATAGAACGTATTGTATGCGAGTAAGTCAAGCAATACATTCATGTTAGAGCCTTCGAAGTCGTAGTCAGCAAACCTATCTTGATTGCTTAGATATGTCTTAAGTGCCGACTTCGTTTCAAAGAAGTCTAAATTTTGTACTGGTGAAATGTTTGCCATTATCTTACCCTATCGATATCGATTGAAAGTGTTTGAGGTGTCTCATTATTTATGACATAGAATACAACGTTTATTCTTACGCTATTTGAATCAACGTCTCCAATGACTTCTACGTCTACGATGCTACAGCGTGGTTCATATGAATTCAATGCAGATTCGATTCTGTCTTTAATGAGTATTGCTGTTACTGGTGTGGCATTCTCGAACAACATACTATTAATATCGCTACCCACAAGAGGCTGAAAGAGACGTTCGCCCTTATTCGTGAGTAGTATATTCTTAATTGCCTCTTTGACAGAGTTCTCGTTTACTCTTCGTGCAAGATCATTACGACCAGGCAATAGAGCCAAGTCCTTATGAAAATCACTGTGAAGTTCACGGCGTCTGGTAAGAGGTGTTATAGTAGCCATTTAATTTGCCTTTTACTTTTATTTATGTTATACTGAGCGAAGTTTGTCTCGATCATGTCTCGAAACAAGCTCTACCCATCTAGCTGTCTGTGTTTTTGGTACTGGATAATCAGATGGTGTAGTAGGCTCTCCAGCTACCCATGCTCTACGTCCAGCGATGTCAAGATGTATAAACGAACTATAGACACCGATACCAGTAAAGCCAGCACGTGAGGCAGCAACAACAAACTCTGCTCTCTTCGTATAGTCACCCGTGACTCGTACATCGATTGCTTGTCCTGTCATATGCTTAGACTTAGATACGCCTCTACCTTTATTGTAATTAGGTGATCTATATGCAGAATTTATCTTGACTTCTGTTCCCGTTTGGTCTAATGTACGTAGTAGTTTAAACCATACTTCTTTCTGTACTTTCTTATAACCAGCGCCCTTGAGATACTTACCTTCGAAGTCGTTCTGATTTACAACTTGTGATTCGAATGTGAACTTGCCTGGTATACCATTCTCGTCTAAGGCAGCTATTTGTTTCATCTCATCCCCAGATGGACAGGTAGGACATTCGTAATTACCTGATGCTCCCTCTGATACCTCAGCAAGACTTGGTGCTTCTTTGTTGACTTTCTCGTTAGTTTCTGTTATAGTCTTTGCTCGTTCATCAGCAGATATTCTCAATGCACCTGCTTCTACTGCTTTCTTTGTCTCTACAAGACCCGCACTCTTAAGGGCAGCTTGCTCGATTGTCAATGCTGTAGCAAGTTTCTTAATACCATCAACTGGTGCAGTGAGTAGTTCTTGGATGACTTCACTTAACTGGCAGAAACGAAACATCATAAGTGCTACGTTCTCGGCTGTTAATCTTTCGAATTGTGCTACTAGCTTAGACATGAACTTCTCGATAGACTTCTTCAAGCCATCTTTATTGACTTCATCGAAGAATTCTTTGATCTGATCTGCGGCACCTTGTATATGAGCGAATGCAGACTTAGCGGCACACTTAAGATCGTCTGCCATGCCTACGACACTATCTACCACCCCCTGTACCTGCTTCATTAACTGTGCGATTACTTTGTCTACAATCTCTAGTATCGTATCTTTAATCTTCTTTAATACAGCAGTGAGAGTCAACGACTTCGCAAGCTTAATAGGATCTTTCTCTGCTAAGTTCTTGATATCAGCTATTAATTCTTGGGCTGTACTAATGAGTGTAAAGATACCACCGAGTGTGGCAAAGATATTCGCAAACGCACCACATAGTCCACTTGATATAGACTTGCCTAGATTCACGTTTAAGTAATAGTCTAGATCGGCTAGATAGGAATCAATAGGAGTAGAGAGACCTCCACTCATTACGGCAGGCGAATATGCGCTTACTGCTGAGAAGATACCATCAATGTCTTGATTGTTTGACACAATAAAGTCAGCAATCTCAACAAACGTTAACGGTGCCTGTAAATGTCTATCACTAAGTGTATTATAACTGGAAGAATCGATGTTGTCAAGTAAATTATTCGTAGCATTTGTTAAATCTACAACTGTCTGCCTATTCAATCTCTCAATAGGATTGGCATTAAAGTCTACGAGGCGTGTAAAATCATCGATCTCATTGAACACATCAGAGCCAGCTGTGAGCAACGAAGCGTCAAAGCGAGAGGCTAGAGGTGTTGTTGATTCACATAAAGCTGTCATAGTTCTGTCCTAATTGTTGTAATTTTATTTATCACTTTATTCCCCATCCGCAGTATCATCAGGCATACTACTATTCGATGGTGGTGGTTTTCTTGTTCTTAAATTACCTTTAGTTGTATAACCTGTAGGAACACGACTAGGAGGAATATCTCCGGGGTTGACAACTGTAGCAATCTCTGTTATACTTAAAGGAGGTATTGTAGCCGTACCAGATTGAAGTAGCTGTGGTGCTAATGATGCAGACACAGTACCAGTGGCTAATCCACTTGTTGCTCCGACTGTACCATTACCAATATTTACAAGACTACCGTCGATATTCACAATCAAACCTGCTCCTATGCCTAGTTGTGCACCCGCTGATAAGTCCATAGTACCAACAGACTTGACTCCTAGGGCAGCTCCTGCGTTAATACCAAGCGCACCAACAGCATTAATATTCATTGTAGCAAGAGAGTTCATACGCAAAGATGTCGTACTATTGATGTCAATACCTAAATGACCAGCATCAGGAAAAGGTAAAGTTTGTGTTGACACAGCGGGTATACCTGTGCTATGTATCTTCGTATATGCACTACTATACAGATTCATCTTATAACTGTCAAGATGTACATCACCAAACAATGCTTGTCCATATATGCCACCAAAGTTTAATGGAGTACCAGCTTTCATCTTGATGTTCGCATTAGCGGCTAAGTTAATATCGTCTGAAGTCGCAAAGAGTCCTACTTTACCACCAGATATATTCGTACCAGCGGCGGCATCAATGTTAGCAGAACCTCTTGCTGTAACATTAAAGTTCTCACACTCGATGTCTAGATTACCATTAATCCATATCTTACCAGAGCCTCTTTCGACTCTTAATGACCAGTCATCCCCTACATTCGTATGAGAGTCTAACTCGGTACGGTTCATTGTAAAGCCTTCGGTACTATTATAAGTGTCACCAAAAGACTTGACAAGTATCGTTCCATGTGAGTCTATCTGTATGGCAGAGCCAGAGGCATGTGATATAAGAATGTATGTACCATCTCCCTCTCTACTATCACTCAACACCACATAGTTATTATCATTCTTACTGGTATATACAGTGTTGTCAAGATTCTTTTCTGGTGTTATAATAGGTGGTTCATTCCAATCTTCGCCTTCAATAGCACTCTTAATACCACCCTTAACGGCAGCGGCTTGTAATGGTCCCTGTCCTATCTCTGCATCTTCACCACCTAGATGTCTATGTAAAGGAGGCTTACCATACTTAGGCATAGACTCTATAGGGACATAGTTCGCATCACTAGGCGCACCAGCTTCAGGAGGTAATTGTAGATTGACACCAGGTACTCTTCCCATTACCATAGGGTGTTGTGCATCGTCTCCATCCATAAAGAATCCAAAGCACCAGTCGCCCACTTCAGGTATCTTCTGTACACCACCATATGAGCCATCGAGTACAATCGCCCAGGGTAAATCAGCAGTAGGCATTGCTTGCTTGTCTTCTGTATGAATGCCAAATGCTCTCACTTTCACACGTCCATCATTAGTGGCATCTTGACGGTCTTCTACGACTCCCACGAACCACAGTAGATTTCTAAATCCACCACTCATTATCTCTTCTCCTTAAATAGGCTTCGGTCATTCGTATCAGATAGGCCGCCCTTTGTCAAGCTTATGATCTGCGTAAAGTCGTCCTCAAAGAAGAGGTTCGTTACGTCTGTCACCATATACAGCCCATCTCTCTGTACATCTGGACCCTTCGTTTCACCAACTTCAACAACAGACACCATTAAAAAAATAACCATTCCTGGAATCAACGGATTACGCCCCTTGATAGAGCAATTAATAGCGTTTTTAGTCATTGAGTTCATAAATAATTTCTTTGAATTAATTACCTCTCGATAAAAAGGATAATGTCTATTGACTCCCCTGTCTTGACCTGGTACATTATAGTCTTTTAATGCATATACTTCGTCTATCACAGGCATCCTATCAGATAAAAACTCACTGCTATGAGGTATCTTCAACTCATCTATAGGCATATTGTCTAATATATCCTCGAGATTAGTAATTGTCCTAGACGTTGTGCGATTTAATAGGTCTATCTCTAGCATTGATGTCTTATACTGACCTTCATTGATCTCATTTAATGTATTAGATGGATCACCATAGCTTATGCCTGCGACTGTCTGTTGATTTCTTAGCTGACCATTAGGTGAATTATCGTCAGCGATCTTTGCTGTGTAGAATAAAAGATTATTATCCTCTAAATTCTTTTCGCTTTCTACTTTATCTTTGTATTTGTTGTATAGATATTCGGGTGTACAGAAATAAAAGTTTTCTTTTGTCTCGAAGAACATATAATTGTTTGTAGAACTCTCACCACCGTAGGCTTTTCTGGCGAGGAAACTCATCGTGGCGGCGGGCGTTAGGCTCGGAATTGCATAGGTCTGATTTCCCACAGTGGGTTCGATCTCAATTGTCTTTGATGAGGTGTCAAAGTAAGTATCGAATACTGATTGTACCATATCTGATATGAGTTGATTCGCAAATGATTGTCGAACTTCACCTTGATGGGCAGTTAAATGTTCGATTGATGTGAAATTAATTCGATACGATAGCATATCATCTTTATTATCATGTGGTCCTAGATCATTGGCACCATAGCAAAAGAATTGTTTCTTCGCAACATCACCATAGAAATCTTTCCATTCGATTGTAGCTATCTCTTCACCAATAATAGGTAGGGTACGCATGATACCTTCTGCGTCTAATACATTTGCAGAGCCATTAATATTGGTACGGAACATACTCTCGCTGATCTGCCACTGCGTAATGATTTGTTTTAATTCAACACCAGTATCAGCCGACGCACTGATCGGTCTTATTTTAAATGAAATAAGTTCGTAGTGTCCCGCTTGAGTAGCAGGTTGATTACTTGCCATTTAATCTTCGCTCTAATAAATTTGATATCTCACCCATATAGGCAACATTAAATAATTCGATCTGGCGCCTTTGCTCGTTTAATCTAAATTCATAGTCATAAATACGAATAGGATTCCACTCGGTTGCTTCAAATGACGGATCTGGTTGAGGTGATGCAGAGAATGTCCTATGATTAATTTGTACATCTGAATTATACTTACTCTCATACCATTTAATATTAGTGGTAATTGATGTATTTCGAGTCCAATCGATGACTGCTTGACCAGTGACACCTGATTGTGTCTCGTATTGTTTCTTGATATATTCATCAAATGTCGATTGTGTCTTTGGCCAATGCGTATAGGGATCAATAATATCATTGACTGATAGTACTAACCATGCTAATTCTGGATCACCATAATAATAAAAGGCAACATCTTCTGGCTTCTCGCCTTCTTTTACTGTATATGGTAGATATGCTGTACCACTGTTCGATACTTTTAATTTACCCTTGCGAGTAATGTCTACAACAGAGTTGCCATCTTTTCTTTTTGTCAGAGGGAATTTACTAAAATAACTCATTATTGGGCTCCGGGTACTGGTTTCGGATCTTGTTTATCACCTAATTCATTGATTCGATTTTCAAGAATTTCAAGATCAGATTCAGCGGCGGCTTTTTCAGTTGGAGTGGTCTCACCTTGAGGTTGCTCTGGTAACGCTTCAACTGATATCATATCGTCTGGTTGATAGTCTGCCTTAGTATGAATAGCGGCTTCTGTCATGATCATATTAATTCGTACTGCACTAGGCTTACCACCTTTATTTAATGCAATACCGTTTGGAGTATAGTCAACATTAAATTGTGATACCATACATGTCTTTAATCTGTAAAAAAAGTTCTGATTAATACCATGAAAGAAACAGTCAACCATTGCTGGATACTTTAATAGTCCACGACCAAGCGTACCCTTACTCACACTCTCACCTATTACCCCATCCATCTCTGGAGTTACGTGACGTTGAATTGTTCGAATAATCTTTCTTAATGTCTCGGCTTCTTGTGGTGTGTCAGGTGATAATAGCCACTCAAATGTGTGTACTTTTAGATCAACACCGCTAAATACAAGAGTTGCATATGGGTTAATTGCAGTGCCTTGTCCTGCACCCATACCTTTTGCGATGTCGGGAGCAATACCACCTAAACCTGCTCTTGCTAGAAATAGTCCTGATTCAATACCCTTATTTAATACTTCACCTAAGCTATCGATTGCGGATAGACTTCCCGCTTCTTCTTTTCCTTGTCCAAACATTCTTTTTAATTTAGAGTTTATTGTACTGGTGTCACTCGCTAATTCTGTACCACCTTGAGTTGCACCAGCTGCCAGTGATCCCATAATACCTAATTCGTCTGCGCCCACTTTAATATTTAAATTATCTTGTAGGTTTTTAGGTAGAGGCAGAATAATGCTGTCATTACTGACCTCTTGCATGTGAGTACTACCGCCATATCTATAATTCTTAAAATTAAGTATCATGGCATGATGACCAATGTCGTGAGGAAAGTATAAACCTAAATTATTATTTAAGTTCTGCTTTCTTTGTTCGGCAACAGCGGCTGCTGGCTTGATTGTCTTGTCACTCATCTGATTTAATTACCTTGTATAAATACTATGTTAGACTAATTACAACTATTTATATGAGTTCACATGGCTTATCAGGGAAAATTTCGACCAAGAAACCCTTCAAAATATCTGGGTGATCCTTTAAATATCATTTATCGGAGTCATTGGGAATTGAAGCTTATGTCTTATTTAGACAGACACCCGCATGTCATGAAGTGGTCAAGCGAAGAGGTTGTTATACCGTATAAGAGTCCGATTGATGGGAGATTACACAGATACTTTCCAGACTTCTATGTGGAACAGATAAATAAAGATAAGAAGAAAGATAAAATATTAATTGAGGTAAAGCCTAAGTATCAGACTGTACCTCCTATGATAAAAAAGAATGGGACTAAGCCAACTAAGAGATATATCAACGAAGTAAAGACATGGGGAATAAATCAAGCAAAGTGGGATGCTGCCCGTGAATTCTGTTTAGATAGAGGCTGGAAGTTTCAAATAATGCACGAAGATCATTTAGGGATAAAGTAACATGTATGAATATAAATGTAAAGTATTAAGAGTAGTCGATGGTGACACAGTAGATGTTGATATCGATTTAGGATTTGGAGTTTGGCTTCACCGTGAGCGAGTACGAGTCATGGGTATTGACACCCCCGAATCAAGAACAAGAGATAAAGTAGAGAAGAAGTTTGGTCTTGCCGCTAAGTCACATGTAAAAGATATGCTACCAATTGGATCTATTCAGATACTTAAGACTGAAGTAGACAAGAGTGGCGAAGACGCTAAGGGTAAGTTTGGTCGTATCTTAGGCGACTTCTTACTAGATCAAGACGATGGTAGTATCAAGCGTTTAACTGAAATTATGATCGAAGACGGTCATGCTGTACCATATTTTGGTGGTAGTAAAGAAGAAGTTGATGCGGCACATATGAGAAATCGTGAACGTCTAATCGAAGAAGGTGTAGTAGTACTCTAATGGCAACTCTCTTTGACGAAATTCTAACTAAAGGTGTTCGAACAGGACAAGTACCTGCACGTACTGCTAAAGCACGTGAATGGTATCGTAGCACTGCTAAAGAATATCGAAGAGTGAACGACAGTAAACTCATGAAGGGTGATGCTGAAAGATTAACTGCACGACCTATGGTTGGTCAGATGTATATGTATTACTATGATGCGAAGCATAAAGAAACTCTACCATATTTCGATAGATTTCCACTTGTATTTCCATTTAAGAAAGTCGCCGGTGGGTTCTACGGACTGAACATGCACTATTTACCTCTACCTTTACGTGCTAAACTCATGGACGCACTATACGATACAGCGACCAATTCTAGATTTGATGAGTCTACTCGACTTAAACTTAGTTATAAACTACTAGACAATGCGGCTAAATATAAGGGCTTCAAACCTTGTGTTAAAAGATATCTAACATCACAACTCAGAAGTCGATTTATGTACATATACCCTTCTGAATGGGACGTTGCTCTATTCTTACCATTAGAGAGATTCCAGGGAGCATCTAAAACTCAAGTCTGGGCAGACACCAGAAGAAACATAGGATAACAACATGGCATTCAACATTAATGATTTCTCAGCACAAGTCAATAAGCACGGATTAGCACAGACTAACCTGTTTCTTGTGCGTATTGTTCCACCACCTGGATTTACAGGTATCGCTGACGGAAACACTGACGAAGATAACGCAGTAGAACTCAATCTGGCAAGGGAACTAGAATTCTTTTGTAGAAGCGTAACTTTACCAGAATTAGACGCTCAGACAGTTGATGTACAGAAGCAAGCATTTGGCGCCATCACTAGACGACCTCAGTCTATACAGTTTCCTATTTTGCCCACAGTGTTTATGGTTGACAGTAACTTTGCTATTCTAAAATTCTTTCACAGATGGATGCAGAAGATTGTTAACTATGATACATCTTCTGGTCCTATATCTGAAGTAGACGGAATGTTACCTCACGAAATGGGGTATAAAATAGACTATGCGACTACTATAGAGATTATAGTGTACTCTTTTCAATCAGAAAGCATTACATACACGTACAAAATGTCAGGAGCATATCCAATTCAAGTGGGTAACATCACTGAAGCTTGGGAATCACAAGGCGAGATTATGACATTGCCCGTAGGATTTACATACGATGAACTACAAGTAACTGGCGCTAAGTCAGGTAATGTAGTAGGAGGATTGAGTGGTGGAAATGGACTACTCTCTTATCTATCATCTATAAATACATTTACACAAGCGATTCGAGGATTGAGACGACCTAGAGGCATTCAAGACGCAATTAACCAAGTCACGAATGTATCTACTATTTTAAAATCTTTTTAATTATTACTATACAATAGGAGTATAACATGGCATTACCAAAAATTGATCAACCACTATTTGAACTTGAGATCCCGTCAACGGGCAAAAAGGCGAAATACAGACCCTTTACTGTTAAAGAGGAAAAAATTCTTCTGATTGCACAAGAATCAAAAGACATGGATCAGATCATCTTATCAATCAAACAAGTAATCAACAACTGCATGCCAGAGATTGGCGTGGATACATTATCAGTGTTTGATTTAGAATATATCATCTTAAACATTAGAGCAAAGTCTGTTAATAACGAGATTGCATTTGGATTCGAAGATGAAGATACAGGAGAAAAAATCGATACAGTAATCGATATAAATGAAGTCAAAGTTCAGTTTAACGATGAACACACTAAAAAGATCAATATTAACGATCAGTACTACATGATGATGCGATACCCTAGCTTAGAAGAAGTTAGGCAGATGCAGAATACAGAAGAAGGTTCTACAGAGCAAATGTTCACTACAATGATTTCGTGTATCGATACTCTAGTAGATGAATCATCTGATGAAGTGTTTAAGTTATCAGACTTTTCCGATGAAGAGGTTTCAGATTTTGTGGATGGATTCACTAGTTCAGTAGTAGAAGATATTCAAAAGTTCTACGTAACTATGCCTAAACTAAAACACACGATTGACTATAAAGACAATAAAGGCAAGAAGAAACAATTTGTAGTGGAGGGTATGGACTCTTTTTTTACATAATGTTGAGCCATAATAATCTTATGGCATACTACAAAAATGTGTTTTCATTGGCTCAACATCATAAATATAGCATAAGGGATATAGAAAACTTAATGCCTTATGAACGTGACTTGTATATGGATATGTTAATTGAATTTATAGAATCAACTAAACAATAAACATAGCTAGGAGCTAACATGGCAAAGAAATTACAAACCGGTTCTAAATTAGAATCAGCAGACATGGACGGAGATGGCATCATCACTGATGCTGAATTAGATATGCAAGAACGTATGATTATGCTTGAGAATGAAGATAAGAAGCAGGATGCACAACGAAACATGGCATGGTTTGCATTGTTCGGTATGCTGTTATACCCCTTTGCTGTGGTAATTGCATCACTAGTAGGACTTGATAATGCTGGTAAAATTTTAGGCGACATTGCACCCACATACTTTGTATCAGTTGCGGCTATCGTAGCGGCATTCTATGCAAAAGAAGCTATTGGTAAATAAGGTAAAGTAAGATGGCTAGGAAACCACAAGTAGTAAATCTATCTAAAGAGACGCTGGATCAAATTACTCCAGCGTTACATTCTATGCGTGATTCCCTTAGAAATCAAACTAGACTATTAACAGATACCTTTAACTTACAGACTAATGAACTCAGAGCGGCAGAGAGAAGAAGAAATCTAGCGCAATCCCAAGCAGACGAACAAGCGTCAGCCCTAGCGGCTGCGGCAAACACTTCTGCTAGTCCAGCAGTCGCTGGTGGTAGTGGAGGCGGTGGTGGTCTTGGAAAACTAGGTTTAGCTGGTATGGCAGGATTAGGCGGTCTTGCTATGACAGCCATGAAGGGTGTTGGAGGTCTTGCATTACTTGGAGTAGCAATACCTACATTCTTTGGTGGTTTACTAGCTGGATCTGAAACATTAAGTTGGATGCAAGAAACGAAGGGAATGGATTTTGAGGGTCTGAAGACTGCGGCATTAGGATTCAGTGAAGTCATTCAAGTTATGGATCCTAAAGCGTTTGTGGCATTAGGTGCAATCACTGCAATAGGAGCAGTCGGAGGCACTAGTGGTGCTATCGGGTTAGGCACAATGGGCTTTGCTATTAGTGCTTTTCTTGGCGGTCTATTAGCAGGCGATCTTATATTCGCAGGAGTCACAGCATTAGGTGGATCATTAGACTTTGGAGCCATAGGTAAAGCAGTTACCGGTGTCGGGACTATCTTTAACGGTCTAGATACGAAAGGACTAGTTGTATTAGGTACACTCTTAGGAGGTGCAACATTAGCGTCTGCGTTTGGCGGAGGTAAATCAGCGGCTAAAGGACTCGCATTTATGGGTCTTGGCATTAGCGGTTTCTTAGCAGGTCTATTAGCAGGCGATCTTCTATTTGCAGGTGCAAGTGCCCTTGGAGCAAGTTTAGATTTTAATAACGTAAAGACTATGCTCACTGGTTTCTCTTCAGCTATAGGAGCATTGACTCTTCCTGCTGTAGCCGCACTAGGAGCCCTGATGACAGGTGGTGCGATTGTTGGATATTCTCCACTGAAAGCAAAATCATTAGCTAAGGGTCTATTTGCGATTAGTGCAGGAATGGTAGCATTAATGGCAGGCTTTGCCGCTACTGATGTCGTTGGAGCAGGTGCTTTAGCACTAGGCGCAAGTGCCGACTTCAGCAACGTACAGAAATTGATGACAGGATTCTCTGCGGCTGTTGGATCACTAGACACTAAATCTGTTGCTACACTAGGCGGTCTGTTAGTCGCAGGTGGAGCATTGGGCGCAATAACAACTGAAAAAATGAAAGCTAAGTTTGTTTTAGGAGCTGGAGCTTTAGCCGCATCGATTGTAGCGTTCATGGGTGCATTTGCTGTAGGAGATGCAGGTGTTGCCGCATTAGGAGCAGATGGTTCATCAATTGCTACACTCGTTAGTAATTTTGGATTAGCGATTGACTCTCTCAGTGATAAATCAATTAAAACTCTAGGCGCACTAGTCGGTGTAGGTGGAGTTTTAGGAGCAGTAACAGCCGCAACAGGCGGAGTAGGCGCCGCTGTGTTTGCAGGTATACCAGCATTAGGTGCATCGATTGCCGCATTCTTCTTAGCGTTTGAAGGAATAGCCGCTGTTGGCGACATAATAGGACTGGACGGATCAAAAACAAAAGCTCTATTAATGAATTTTGGCGAAGGAATTGGGGCACTTACTGGCTTAGATATGGCTAATGCTGAAAAGGTTGGAGCAGGGTTAACATCTCTAGCCGCAGGCATGACAGCATTCTTTGCCGCTAAAGCAATAGGCGGAGTAGTCGATTTCTTTGGAGGAGTCAAAGCCGCATTCAAAAATTCTTGGAACTGGTTATGGGGTACCGACTCTGAAACAAAGAGTCCATTTCAAGGAATGCTTGACGCTCTAGAGCCACTTAAGAGTTTAGATGATGCTATTATAACTAAGATGGATAAATTTGGCGTTGCAATTGATAACTTCGTCGGTAGTTTTGAAGGATTAAAGAACATTGATGCTTCTGCTGGCTCTGCGGCTTTAGGAAGAATCATTGCAGATGTCGGAGCTGTTCTGGCGATGATGGACACTCTCATGAAGGGTGGCACATATGATACCGGTACTGGTCCAGCATTCAGACTGTTTGGCAATAAAAGAGGACTTATAGACTTTGGTCCAGGCTTAGATAGCTTGGATGAGCCAACTCTAGCTAGATTAACTACAGGTGTAGATAACTTACGTGGCGCACTCGGTAGAAGCCAAGCAACAGATCAGGCTGCTGTCGATTCCGCATCAAGAGAGGCTGCCGCAGTTGCCGCACAAGTAAATGTAGGACCAACTACTGTAATAAATCAAGGCGGTAGTCAAAGAACAACACTAGTAACAGCTAATCCAAAAGTATCTGCTCAAATGTCATTCGCAGGTGGATTCTAGACAATAAAAAAGGCGACTCACATTTCTGCAAGTCGCCTTAGTCGCTTCAACTATTAATCAGATTAATTGTCTTCAGCTAGGCTCTTGAAGAAATCCAGTGATTCATCATCACCGTTATCACTAGCAAGAGTTGGAGATGGAGATGCTTCCTGTTCTGGAGCAGAACGCTCCTTGAAATTAGGAGAGAATCCCATCCCCGCATTGTCGTCCTCAGCGGTTACTTTGGGTGCGTGTGCACCGCCATCAAGTCCTAGAACCTTATACAGTTTTGCTTTCAGTTCATCATAAGATTTGAAGTTTTTAGGATCAACAATATCGGAAAGGGAATGTTGCTTGCCCCAAGTTTCTTCAAGTGCTTCATCAGTGAGTTCTGAACCATCTGCACCAGATAGAACACTTACACTGTCGAATTCAGACTTATCATAGTTACGATAGCCTTCTACTTGACGAATTTTTAACTTGAAGTCAGCACCTTCCCAAAAGTCAAATGGATTGATAGGCGATTCATCATCATATTGAGGATTCATCGCATCGTTTAGTTTGTCAAAGATTTTCTTACCAAACTTATAAAGATACACTTGACCTTCCGTTGAAGGGTTTGCACTATCTTTAACAACATAGATGTTTGCAATGTAGTTCAGCCTACGCTTCTGCTTACGTGCAACTTCTTTGTCCTCATCGTGACCAGAATTCCACAGCTTAGAGTTATACTCTGAAACTGGATCGTCCTGACTAAGAGTGGTGAGAGAGTTTTCTATGTACCAACCACCTGGTCCTTGAAATCCATGATCCCACATTCTTACGAATGGCATGTCTTCACCTGAAGGTGCTGGAAGAAAACGAATAACAGCGTAGCCGTTACCTGCTTTATCTACTGTTGGTTTCCAAAAGCGATCATCGCCTTTGTTACCTGTAGAATTCATCTTCTGGAGTTGAGAATTCAACTTATCGAAAGATGATGTACGTGCCTTTTTAAGGGCTGAAAAAGATTGTGTCATATGCTTACTCCTGTGTATAGCGGTTTATATTACGATTTTATCGTTTTGTTTGTCTAGTATACTAGACTGCGTTGTATTTGTCAAGACATATTTCACGCATTTTCACTTTATCATAATTTAAAAATGGTCCATATTTCTTAACAATCTTATTTATACTAGGGTAAACTATCGTATCATTGATGGATTTATCCCAGTACTTGAAGCATCCTGTCAAGTCACTTAATATGACTAGAGTTTCGATGCTTATGCGCTTCATGTTAAAGAGTGACAATACACGAGGATACTGTCCATCTTCAACAATGAAGTTAGCATTAAAGTCTTCGTTCAATTCGTCTAGTTCATTACTAAACACATATCCCAAAGACTGTTGACGTTTCGACCATTCCATGAAAGTTTCATTTGCGGTGTCACTGTCAACTAAGTCTCCAATCCAAACGTCTGGATTGTTGACCATGTTAGCTAACAAAAATTCTTTATAGTCCTTTCGCTTTGCCAACTTAAAGAAGAAAAACTTATCTTTACGATTTTCAAATGCATCGATTCTGGCGTTAACCTTGCCGTTGTATTTGAAGTAATCATAGTTCGAACCAAAGTGCCGCTTCAAGGCTAGATAGCATATGTAAACGTCAAATGCGTCTTTAGTGCTATACAAGCTTTTCGTCATACTGGCAACCTTGTAAGTTTCTCTACCATATTTAGTTCTTCGGCTTCTCTGTAAATCTTAGCTTTCAGAACTGGTGATCGTCTAATAATCTCGCCGACCACTTCTACTTCTAGTCCATACTTCTCTGCGTAATATATCACTGCATCGATGTAAGGCACTCCTTTAGAAATATTCTCTGCAATCTCTTTCATGATTGTTTCAGAGTTTAATTCTTTTATAAGCCCAATGTTTTTGTTATCTGCGATTTTTTATGCTCCCTGCCCATCAAATAGGCTAATTGAAATATGTAAGCTTCACGCTTACTATCATTAATATAAGATTCTCCACCAAGAGAAACGTTTCCATTATCACTATCTATTACGACATTATACAAATCATCTTCAACATAAGAAATTTTAGCCATTGAGTACCTTAATACCTAAAGCCCAGTTCTCAGCGGCATCTTCTACATAAGAAACATGCTTGTCTTCAAACATTTCTGTCTTGAATGGATTAGTATCTCCAATGCCCATAAAGTATCGAATACCATATGTGCCATCTTTAACTTCAAAGACTTCTGCTCTAGGACCTTCTGATCCTTCTTTGAAGTGAGTTGTAATGTGTTTCATCGTTAGTGATCCTTTGTTCTTTGTATGCGTCTATTATAACATGCAATAGACGGTCTGTCAAGTATTATTTGACAGATTCTAAAAGGGCTTCGATCTCTTCTATCTCAGATACGATTTCACTCATGTTCTGTTTGTGATAGATACGAGCCATCTTGCCTAAATATTTTTTGGGAATACCAACTTCATCTTCGAGTGAGATGATAGCTTCTTTTACGAACTCACGTTCAGCTTCTTGTCGAAGATAGGAGTTACTAATCTCTTCCATACAGTCTTTGATCCGCTTGCGATCAGCTTCACTTGATGGGATTATAATTGATGTCATACTATACCTCATATTGATTAAATGAGTGATCATAATAACAGATGTTGATGTCTCTGTCAATACATTTTGTCAAAAGAGGCGAAATTAATCGCCTCTCTTTATTTCGTAATCCTTGTGGGATTATTAGAAGCTAAATGTAGCACCGATGTGAATCTCTTCACGTGCTGTTGCTTCTAGGTTGTACTTTGTCTTTGCATAGTACTCTACAGAATCCATTGAGCCCATAGTATAGTTTAATTCGAACTCAAGCGTAGGCATAACTTCGATAGTGTTATCTGCTACCAATTCGTTATCCCATATTGCCAACTCTGTGCTTGTTACAAAGTTCAAGCCTTCAGTTGGCGTAAATGTCAACGCCGGTTCGATGTCAACTGTCATGCGAGCCGCATCTACAGCATAGTTAGCGTCTATTTCACCACCAAATGACCACATAGAGTCTGCATATGCAGTAGTTGCTGTTAATGCCGCAACTGTTGCGATTACGAGTTTCATTAGATTTCCTTTCTTATAATTGAAACTTGGTCCGGCATTTTCTGTTCCAAGGCAAGCCGGTCAGCCCGTCAAATTTACGCCGCTAGTGCGTAGTCTGAAGATACAAAGTTATCGTTTGCATTTAGTTTGGTTTCTTGCGTTAACGGAGCTTGCGCCCGGATTCTCCACTTCTCTGCCCTGTCAGTCGATTCCTACTTCAGCCCCATCAAAAATACATTGTCTTGGACCCTTGCGAGGTCTGCGTCTCTGCAAAGACACCTTATTGCAGTAAGGCGCAATGTACTTTTGGTGGAGCTGTCGGGAGTCGCACCCGAGTCCTGTCCAGTATTAATCCGCTTCAACGAATCATTAGTATTTATACACTATACGCTATTTTTGAATGGATGTCAAGAACTAAATTAAGAAATAGTAACCTAAAAACAACAATAATAGCCATATTAGTCCTTTGATAAGAAAGAAGGCAAAAACACCCCATGCAAGAACCTTAGGAGTAATTAATGCCTTCAATCTTTTCATATTATAATCCGTTTGGTATTAGTACGTAATGTATAGTCAGAACTATGGCAACTGAAGCACCTAGTCCAATCATCATCTTCTGAAAGTCTCTTGCCACTAACGGGAATACAGATTTCATTTTCATCTTACCTGTAAAAGTTGCGATAGCGAGTTCACGACCAGCAAGCATACCTACGAAGACCCACGTAGTTGACATAGGAATGTCGTTGAGTTCTTTGAAGAAATACAGGCATAACCAATAGAACAGGTCGATTAAAGTCGCACTACGGACATATCTTGTGTTATGCTTCTCTAGTACAATCTGTTGTATCTTGCCACCACGCTCTCTGAACATGAAGAAAAGACCCACAACAAACACACATGATATTAGCATCATTAGATCAACTGGTACGACACGTGGTAGAAACACAGCAATATTAGCCATGTCATGCGACAGCCAAGTCCACCAGAGTCCACCTGTTGCGAACCACTGCGCTATTCGCCAATAGTTTTTGTTCTTCTCTTGCACTGGTTCTGCTTCATCAAGTGTACGTGATACAACGTACCACACACCGTATGCGAACAGAGCGGCAATACCATAACCCATGATGCTCTTCATCAACATCTTTTCTAGCACAAAAGTACTCGCAAAAGCACTCAACACTAAAAAGGATGTTGATACTGGTACACCAAGTCTGGTAAGTAGTACGAGTATTCCTGGTGCGGCGGCATGATACCACTGAACTTCTTGCCAGGGAATCTTATTCAATCGACCATAGCTGATGTCTCCACCGTTTACAGTCCAACCATACCATAGTGTCGCTAGTAATACAGCACTTGCGGCTGCCCACATAGTCTTGTAATTGAATCGCTCATTGTTTGATGCCATCCAAGTGCCGAGCGTCTGCACTGAATCATTTGCAATCACCGCATAAGCGGCAAAAAGGAACCCAATAAGGCTCCAGGTAGTTAGTAGTTCCATTCACTTTCTCCTTGCTTGCAGTATTTACCACTGCGCTCACAAAGTACAAGCGGAATTGCTCGCACATAATTTATTTAATTTCTGGAAATAACGATTCTGATATGAATGCATCGACATCATCCGAATCAAGACCCAAACTTTTCATCACATTTGGGGTATGTGGATTCATCTTCTGATGCTCTGCATAATAGTTTTGCGATGCTTTGCCTAAATCACTGTCAGCGTATCCGTTATACTTACCAATGTTTTTCTTGTAGTAACACAGACCTTCTTTGGCAACCTTACATATCTGATCGATCTCTGCTGGTTCTTTGACCATACCAGCGGCAATCATGCTATCACTGAAGATTGCTTTTGCCCATGGCGGCAGTTCTCGTTCTCTTTTCCATTGTAATGGTTTGGCAATTGTTGCGAAGTGTTCCATCATAGGATGTTCTGAATTAGACGTAGAAGAGAAATCATAAAATGCACCTGTCATCTTATTGGCACCTGCAATCACATCAAACCCGTATATTGGTCCGTCATTATGTGTATGAGGAAAGACACATACATGCATCATCCACAGCTTCTTCTCTTCACGCATATCGACCACATCAATGTGTGCCCTACGATAATTGTTATTTGACCATACTCTGTTTACCCAACCAGGCTGATTGAATCTATCCATACCAGGCTCACGTATTTCAGTAGCATCTGATGATAGCTGTTCGATTAGATTGTTTTGAAGATCAATCAAACTATTCCATATAATAGACATTACAGCACCGTTGCTCCGACTACTGTCGTAACTATTATTAAGACGTATAAACCATACATCATTATACTTAATTTTTCAAGTCTTTTCTGTCTCTCTCCAAAAGCAACCATCAATCTTTCGAATGATTCATCCAATTCGCTCTTCATGCAATAACTCCTCAAATAGTCTAATCGCAAATGCAAAGCATTTATTTGCTTCATCTGCCATATTATCATTCAACAACAGTCGAACATTCTGCTTCATCTCTTCTTTGTTTTCAAACTGATACATGGTACCACTACCAGGAACACGTTTTGCAATGATAGCACCACCGTACATATCTCCAAAGTGTCTTACATATAAGTGCGAGATGATTCCGTCTACGTCTTCGTTCATTAAAAGGTTTTCAATGTGTCCGACATATTCTTGGGTTGACTTGCATATGAGTTCGCTATAGGTAAATCCGTAGATTTCCTCAAGTTCATGCATGTCATCTATGATCTTTTTTGCCCTAAAAATTGACCTGAACTCTTCTGGAAATGCGAGTTCACGCAACGCTGATTCGAGAACAACGTAGTTCTGGGACTGATTGATTAAGTATCTGTAATATAGAAAGGGATCAATATTACCACTGAGTAATATCTTGGCAAAATCTTTACGTTCTGCTGATCTATGGTTTTCTGCCGTTAGCTGTTTTAAATTCAATTTTCATCTCCAATTCAAAATATGTACATTGTTCTGTACATATCATATATCTCATATTTATCTAGTCTTTTTAGCCTTCTCAGATTTAATCCATCTCTTGGCTACAGCATTATCTGGTTCTGCATTCACAAACTTGGTGATCTCTCTATAGGCACGGGTAGTTTCTTTTTGATAGTCTTTGCCTTCAGAGTTATCTACAACAGTAAACTTTTGCTTTCCGAACATAGTCTGAAAAGAACCAATATTCTTTTGAACTGTAGTCCAGTACTTTTCTACTTCATCAGCAGGCAGTGTTCTTGCTCTCGCTTTGTTACGTGCTTGTGCTGTGGCTAAGTCAGTGTTAACGAAAATCATTGCAACATCGTAACCTAGCTTTTTGAGTTCTTTTGCTTGGTTTGTCAGCTTTGCTGTGTCTTTACCTGTACCATCGATACATAGACCTAAACGACCTTTTATGTACATCGCTTGCTTAGTCGCTGTCAGCTTCTTGGCTTTGCCTCGTAACTCTTGACCTTTAACGGAGAAGATGTTATCCGGATCCATTTCCATACCAGCTTTCTTCATAGCTGATTCAAATGCATCGTCTGAGTTCACAACCTTAAATCCAAGTGCTGGAAGTCCAGTTTTGCCTACAATGAATGATTTGCCAGAGCCAGGTCCACCGGCTAAGAATACTGCTTTGAAGATTGCAGGATCATTAACGCCTTCTTCGATTTGTTTTAGTTCTTCTTTAAGATAGTTTTCAAACGATAACACTTTACGGTTCCTTATGAATATGTCTAATAATCTTATTTATAAAAAATGTGAGACTCAATTCTGCTAGTTTTACTATATGCTTTAGACCAATAAGGATTAACATATGATGCATGATACATCGTGGCGCCGTCCGTAATGTCTCGTTCAATGCCATAGTTTTTCATTACCCACTCAGCGTTATACATCGCTTCTTTAAATTTTACTTTATCGTGAGGAGTATCGTTCTTACCGTCACAGTACCAAGAGAATTGGCACTTATTACGAATAGGATTACCTCTGCTGTTTAAGTGAGACTGATACACTACATCACATATCGTATCTGGATACTTTTCGCTGTAGACACGATTCATTGTAACCATGCCTACTGCTTCTTGTCCTAGAGTAGAATCACTTCTTGCTTCATGGTAGATATTAAGAGCCATACATTGTAACTGCTCCTGATACTGTAGGTCTGCAATCTCTGCTTCTATTACTGCATTACGTTCAATGGCAGCCTGTTCTTGTGCTTTAAGTTCTTCGACAGTTAATATCGTAACAGCCACTATGGTTATTAAGGATAACGATCCTGTAAGAATACTCGATAGTTTCATAAACTTGCCTCATACTTCTAAGTGTTTTATCAATCTTATAAAGTCATTATACACCATTAAAAGTATATGTCAAGTCTTTTCTCACTCAATTCTGCTTTATTTAGTCGTTGGGCGATACACTCCATCCCAATCTTTAGGCAGTTCTCTAGTCTTCATCTCTTTGCATCGATCAATCCATACGTCATAATATCCGTCCATAGTGCCTAAAAAGCACCCCTTTAAGTCATCACAGAACTTGATTGCCATGTCAAATTTCTGCATTCGATATAAATCTAGCATCTTTATGTGCTGTTTAGTTTCAAATACATATGCAGAGTTTTCATTCCACCAAGAGTGTTCTCCTAGAACAGTGAAAATTCGTACACCTTCGTTCTTGCCCTTTACAGCAATACAGTCTAGTTCAAGTGTGGCAAATACATCATCGATCTCTTTTGCCGTCTCTTCTCCAATAATAGTTTTCACGCCATATCCTTTCGTTTGTCCTTCGAGTCTGGCTGCCAAATTCACTGCATCTCCTAACACAGAGTAGTCGAACCTTTGCTCAGACCCCATATTACCAACAACGACTGCGCCGCTATTGATTCCTACGCCTATATTTATTGGTAACAAACCGTCACTCTCTAACTCAGCATTTAGGACTTCTAATGCTTCGTACATTTGTACGGACGTCAAACACGCTTTTCTTTCTTGCTCTTCTACATCAAGAGGAGCATTCCAGAAAGCCATAATACAATCGCCCATATACTTGTCAATAGTACCCTCATTCTCCATAATGATATTAGTCATAGGAGTTAAGAATCTATTCACAAGTTCTGTCAGACCCTGTGGATCCGTCTTATATTGCTCTGAGATGGGTGTAAATCCACGTATATCACAGAACAAAAATGTCATATGTTTAGTCTCTCCACCGAGTTGCAGTAACTCAGGATTCTTTTGTAGTTTTTCTACCATAGGTGCTGATAGATATGTGCCAAACTGTTTCTTAATTCGCATCTTGGCGAAGTACTCTTGCCCGTATTTGACTCCATACACGTGAGCAAACACTAGTATAGCCATCGCACCTTGCATCATTATGATATATAATTCTGCATAATTGTTGAACCAGTATATAGGAAAGTATATCGATGATCCGATCAGCAATAGCGGTGGTACCCAACCAAATCTCACATAACTCAATCCAACTATTAGTATACCTAATCCTAGAATAGTTGCAAGTTTAGCAAAATCAGCAAGAGGTGGAGTTACGATGTTGTATTGGTTTTTGACTGAGGTAAATGCTCTTGCAGTTACATCATGTCCATATGCGGCACCTGATGCTGTCGGCACTGGGTTAGATATTCCGTCTGCTGTTACACCCACGAATACTGTTGCACCTTTTAAATCGTCAAACTCTGTAGTTAGATCGTATCGTTTAAAGTCATAGTTTGGATTTATCCATATACGGCTTATTGGATCTGTATTGATTGTAGGAAATCCTTTGACACGAACTGCCTGTACTCCAAACTCATTGCTCTTAACCTGAAACGTATTTGACCCAGTGTATGCCTTGAATATCTCTAAGATGATTGATGGGTAGAGTTTATCTTGTACGCCAGCAATCATAGGTAATCTTCGAACTACTCCGTCAATCTCAGGCAATGTGTTTGCAATGCCTATGCCAGTAGCGGCATTTTCATACTTCTCTAAGTTTGCGGCTATGCCAGGATAATTGTAAATATAATCCAAAGCATCACCACCAACCTGTACAATAGCTGTACTGTATGCGGATCTATTCTGAGCCTTATTGCTAGGGAAGTGAGAAAGAATGACTCCGTTCGGAAGCATGAGCGTGAAGCCTTCGTCTTCACCTGTTCGATCTTCTTCTGGAAATGATAGATTAAATACGATAACACCTGCATTCGCTTGACGCAATCTGAGGATTAAATCCCCATAAATGTTTCTTGGTAGTGGGTATTGTCCATGTACTTCTAAAGTCTTCTCCGAGATGTCTACGAGAACGACATCCTCAATGAATTGCTTTTCCTTTACGATCAACTGGTCACTGATTCTCAGATCAATGCTCTGAAGCAGTGTAGGATTTAATATTGTTAGCCACGTTAGAGTTAACGTAGTGATGATAGCGAATAATGGCGAAAGCAGTATTTTCATCTTGAACCTCTCAAGTCGTTACATACTATTTATCAATCTTTACACGAGGTCTCCAGTGTGGATTTTCGACATATTCTAGCTTTTTCGTTGGTCTGTACATGAACTCTCCATTGTCCATTTTTAGCTTCTCGACCTTTCCAGTGTTTACCCACTTTGATGTCCAACAGACTACAGGAGATTTCTTAGTCATTTTGATATATCGTTAAGTTGCAACCACCGGTGGCATTACATGTACCATTCACGCCAGAACCGTCTGTCATGGTATGTGGTAAAGTGTATGTTTTATTAGATGCTCCTGCTTGATTTAGTTCGAAGTTCCAAGGCTCTGATCCATCTAGTGCAATTGTGGCTTCGTGGTCTCCACTTCCAGACTGAACCACATCAACCTCATGACTGTCTCCCTCGACATCTAAGTCTAAGTAATGACTGCCTGAACCAGTCTGACTGACTAGTACATCGTTTAAATCTCCATCAATACGTACAAACGCTCCTTTGTCTCCACTGCCTTTTTGTATAAGATCAAATTCATTGCTGTCACCTAGAATAGCGATTTCGGTATACCCATGAGCGCCTAGATCCATGTCTTGATCAATGTCGATAGCGTTGGTATTCCCTAGTATCGATAGTAATACGTAACTGGGACCACCTGCTTGCTCTATGAATATGTCATTACTAGAACCGTCAATGTCCATTTCAATAGTGTTTCCTTGTCCGTTGTCTGCCAGTACTTGAGCGGCGGCCACTCTCGTTGCTTGTGCTGTTGTTAGTCCTGAAGATCCATATACTGGAGTAGGAGCAGAAGTTGTAGTAGATGATGCTAAGAAATTTCCCATGTTATCTGCGTAAGTGTGTGTTGACGTTAACTGTCCGTATCCAAACGTCACAATTACCATTCCATCTCCATAATCCCATACGTACCAACTATACCAAGTTGACGTTGAACTATTTGCGGCCATTCCTTCACCACCGCTTGCTGTGAATAGGTAATCTGGACCTGGCAGAACGTTTTCACTTGAGGTGCTTGACGCATAATCTCCAATTGCCACTGAGCCGTAGCAATTATTACATCCGTTTGATAGAGATATGCTTCCCACGCTCATCACGTTTTCTATAAGAGATTCGATATTACCGATTCTATTCGTTGCACCATTAGGTGCCGCAATGATTAGTGTTCCACCACCGTCAACATAGCTGTCGTATACGTTTCTACAGTTACTACCACAGTTTGACGTACCTGCTATATCAATAACCATGTCCATATTACTCACATCGTTTGAACTCACCGATGTCGTATTACTGCCTGATACAGTCCAGCCTGCATCCTCTAATATACTTTTTAGGTTAGCGTAATGTGCGCTGGTAGCATTGGTATAATATATAAACACACTATCTGCATAAGCATTTGTTGGAATGAATAGTAGTAATATGAGTGCTAAACTACTGAGACTGCGTAATATTGATGATAACATCGCCACCTCCGTTTAGTGTGATCAGTGCTGGCACCGCATCTTTGTACATATTTACTTCTCCGTCGGTATCTCTAGTAGTCGTGACACTTGTGATGTGTGTCGAACTTTCACTAAAAACACCAATTGTTTCTTCATCATAGTATGCCTGTACGATATCTCTATACTGATTATATGTAGGCAACACTGGATCTATTTCTAACTGTTCACCTCGCAACATTGCGGTGGCATCTAAAATGTTTACAAGAAAATCGATGTCTAGTCGGTTGATGTCGAGTTCTAGAAATTCTAATTTATCTTCTTCCAAATTATCGTCATTAAGTTCTGAGTATTCTAGTAGGTCACTGTCCAAATATTCTGAAGCTTCAGCTTGTGCGATATATCCTACACCCTTCAACTCATCAGGTGGTGCAATGATTAGCATATTGTCAATACCTCGACCGTCAAGATCAATAATCATGGGCTTCGATGGTAATGACATTCCATCAGACACTAGTGTTGCTTGAAAAGCTTGATTGAGTATTACCATACCAATATCAGTCGCTACCTCGATTTCTCCTGTCCAACATGGATCACCATTTGAGGGACAAGTAGGAAGAAGTATTACTAGACTCCTGCCTAATTCGTCTACCGTCATAGTAAAATCTGTTCCTCTTACCGATATAGTAGCAGTGGGTGTTCTAAGTTTGACATTTTCTCTAGAATTTGCGGCAATGGCACCAGAAGAATATCTCACTGTTCCCAGTGCAACATTCATAGCAAGTTTGCCTGTTCCCGCATTGGGATCGTAAATGAAGTCATCAATCACTAGCGTACTTTGCTCAGATATGCTTACCTTAGTATCATCTTCAAAAGTAAGACCCATTTTGGTCTTAGCTGTAGATATCTCATCATTCATTGAGATGCCAACACCTTTACGAGATTCGATTATCTCGCTTTCACCTCTTTTTATCTGTGCGGCATTACCAGTTTGCTCAGTAACGCTTCCTACTTCATCCACACTAGCACTAGCAAATGTGTTTAGTGTAATCAATAAAAGTGATAGTAAAACACTAGTTCTGTTTAATGTCAATGACATTACTGTTGCCGTCTACTGTCATAGTAATTTTAGGCGAATCGTTACCGTCTTGCAATATATCAATACTATTGAAACTACTTGAAGCTGTGCCACCTACCGTAATAGTGTTAACAGCATCAGCGGCATCCAACTCCATATTAATTGAGTTGTAGTCACCATTTGCAACGATAGTAGTTTTGGTATCCACTACAGCAACTTCAGTTGTACAGCCAGCAATAGTTCCAGATTGTGTTACTGAACTACCACTACCACTTACAGTACCAGTAGTAGCCTTTCCGCTGCCGTCGTTAGTTCCACAGACAGTTACTAAGTTACTATCACCAGTTATTGTTGAAGTGATTTCAGTGCCAGTAGAGGCAATACCTATTACCGTTTCGTTACTGTCACCAGTATTGACGATTGCAATATCTGTGTCATTGGATCCAGCGGCAGTAGATATGTCTGTCTTGTTGCTGTTACCTGTTTGAGTGATATCAATATCTTGGCTGTTACCTGTTAATGTTGTTGCCGTAGTTGAATTACCAACTAAGTTGCCATTTCCTGTTTGGACAATGTCAATAGTAGATGAACTACCAGCCTGATCTATATACACATCACTAGCAAACGCTGGCGCTGTGATTGCACTTAATAGTGCTAAAATTAAAAGTTTCTTATTAAAACTCATATTACTTTCCCTTAAATGTCCACCTGGACTTATTTGTTATGTTAAATTATTCTCCTCTTTTTTCCATATCAAAACAAAAATGCTATTTAACGAAGTCCCAGTATCCTTTTCTGGCACCTTCTTTAATTAACTCTACAACCGATTGCTCGATTGCTACTCTGACTGCGTAGTTTACAGGTTCATTGATAGTGTGTCCCATCTCTGCCTCTAAACTATTAGTTCCCATATCAAAAAATCTAAAAAATGTCATGGAGGTACCTGTGCTTATAATCGTCTTTGTTGTTGAGACACTTATTAACACTTCTCCTGACTGTACACTCACCATTCTCATAGTAATAGTTACGATGTCTTGACGATACTGAGTACTAGGACCAACTCCTAAATACCTTGCTCCTGCTCCTCCAGTCAAAACATTCGAATCATAACCTATGATGCCGCCTTCTACTAATACTCCAGCGAACAACATAGGTCTTAATGCTCTTTCATCTCCGACAGATGCTCTACTTTGTCTGATTATCTGCCGTTCTTTTGTTAAATTCTCTAGCCCTACTCTTTCTACTACCTGAAACCATTCACCATTACCTACTTCTTGTAAAGCCTTAATCAGCCAAACTTCAGCACCTTGAGTTACCGCAGTACTTATATTTGCCATTCTTTCACTCGGCTTTCGTTGACCTGTTTTGTCTTCAAAGCCATACACTGCAACTACTGCTTTGCCTGTTGATGGCCCCTTTATAGTCAAAAACTCAGTATTCTCGTTTTTGATTACTTTAGCAGGTTCCGGCTCAGGCATAAATCCAAAGTCTTCAGTAAGTGTAGCACATCCGCTAGTCAGTAGCAAAAGTGCTGATATCATAAAAAAGTGTTTCATTAGAATGCAAAATCTCCAACTGGTACATCGAACTCAGAAATTATATCACCGTTTGAGTCCTTTATAGTTACATATATTCTTCCGTCTAGTCTCATCCATGATATCTCATCGCCAAAAGGTGACTCTGCAATATACCATTCTCCGTCAACTGTTCCTTCACCTGTCTCACCAAAAAGTTGGTCCGCAATATTCTTAGATAGAGTAGCATAAATTCTTGATTCCAGATTGTTCTGGAATTTGTATGCGTTAGTACTTTTACGTTCTCTCTCTAATCTGTCTTCCTCTGCTTTCGCCTCGTCCTTTAATTCCTTTTTTCTGTTTGCTTGTATTTGCTCAATGGTCAAAATGTGCGAACTGTATCCTTGACCGTTAAAGGCTGGGGACAAAAAGTCATGCGTCAACTCACTTGCGTTTACCAGATTTGGTATTAACATTACTGACAGTGTTAGTGTTAGTCCTTTCAATAGTCTCTTTTTCATTTTTCTCTTTTTCCTGTTTTTCTAGGACAAGGTCTAACTTCGTTTTAAGTCTAATCAGATCGTTGTCCAGCATACGCACTCTATCGATTAAAGCGATAAGCGTCATATGCGATTCATCTATAACGGGATTAACTTCCTCAGTTACCCATTTCCAAATATAATATATAAAATACCCTAAACCGCCAGCGGCAATTATTGGGAACCCATACTGACTTACAGCCTGGGCTAAATCTAGCTCTACTACATCCATTACTTATTTTGATCCGTATCTGTTGTAGTTCTTATATCGTCTGGGTGTTTAACAAACGTGACTTGCTCATATACTTGACCGTCTCGTTCAATTTTTGATATCGATGCCATAAACTTATCGCCATGCTTGATCTTTACCAACTCAGGCTTTAGTTCTCTGTCCATCATGATATGCTCACCTACCAAATCAAAGGTGTAATCTACAAATAGCATTGTTAATCCTTCCTTGCATCCTGTTGTCCATCCGCTCTTGAAATGCGGTTTAAGTCAGGTGAAATTCCAAACGCATGGCATACTGAAACATCAATTCTAACTACTTCATTGTTCATCGTTTTAATTCTATTGTCTAGTGCCTGAGCGAAACCTCTTTGAGTTTTAATATCTCCGAGTACTCCATCCAGAATAAACTTAAGTGTGAGAAACACAAAGAAACCTCCAGCTAAGGCAGAGGCTATTGGAAAGCCCACATCAGCTACAAACTGCAACATTTCCATATTGTATTCCTATGAGTTGTTTTCATTATATACGATTATTTATACGAAAAGGGCGCCTGAGCGCCCTAACTTTACAAAATGTGACAATATGAACTAATATTGCTTTTACAATGCATCATTCATCTGGAGGATCTTTTGATTCTCCTAACTCGATGTATCCTAATAGCAGTAATGTAGAGAAAATGTCGCCTATAATGCCTATCACAAAGAATGGTAGTATGTAGTAAAAGACCTCTATGTATCCTTGCATGTACATTATTAACATTGCCATACCCATGATAAATCGAAACTGCCACATCTCAGATAGTCCACTCTCCCAGTCAAAAGATATTTGCTTAATGGTCATCATGACGGCTGTAACGTAATAGTAGAATATTGTGGCATACGTTACCATAATACTGACTAGAAATAACTCAGTTTCCTCAGCAGGATAAAAGGCGAAGGCTGCTATGCTTAAAAGTAGTAGGTATTGTAATCTTGACATATTTTATCCCTTGAATTGAAACAGGAGCCGAAGCTCCCGTCAATGGATTATCTAATACTATTTAGAACGAGGTAGAATCCATATTATCAATGAAGTCTTCATCAGTAGGAGTAGGAACATCATCGGTCTGGTATGCACCAGTATCGATCTTGGTGTAAAGGTCGATGAACGCCCCACGTGTATCAGTATCGAAACGATTGACACATAACTCAATTGCCTTCATTCGATCACCGAAGATAGAGAAGGTCTGAACAATGTGGCAGAGACGGCGAGTAGAGATGATCTCATCAACCCCACCATCTTCGAAGGTCTTACGGATTGCTTGACCCCACTGTACCAACTTTTCAGCAAACTCAGTATCGTTTGCACCGAACTTGGTCATGTGGTTGTTAACGATTCGCTTCTCAACGGCTGCCGTTGCGTAAGGTTGCTCAAGTGTAATCGTGAAACGCTCAAGGAATGCCTCATCGATTATCGTAGCCGCAATGAAGCGACCCTGTTCATCACCTTGACCTTTAGTGTTAGCAGTAGCAATGACATTGAACCCTGGCTTAGGCGTAATCACTTCACCAGTTTTCTTGATCAAGAAGGGCTTACCTTCTAGAATGCCTTGCAGACACATCAGCTTGTTAGAGCCACGGTCAATTTCATCGATCAACAGGATCGCTCCAGCTTCCATCGCCTTGATGACTGGACCTTTTGCAAAGACAGTCTCACCATTTAGCAGGCGGAATCCACCAATCAAATCATCTTCATCAGTCTCAGGAGTGATTTGCACACGGACGTATTCACGCTTTAGGTTAGCGCAAACTTGCTCAATCATCATTGTCTTACCGTTACCAGATAGACCAGCAACATACATCGGATAGAACAATTGGCTTTGAACAATCTTCTTAACGTCATTGAAGTAGCCCCACTTTACGAAAGTGGAATCAGCACTAGGCACGTAAACTTCTTCAGAAGAAGTAGACTGTACTTTGCCGACAGCGGCGACAGGTGCGGCTGGTGCCGCTTGTTGAGGTATTGCTTGAGGCGATACCTGCGGAGTCATAGGAACGACATTGCCTGAGCCGATCATCTGGTAAACACCACGACCTACTCGAGGCAGTTGTTTCATCAGAGTGTAAGCGGCAGAGCCAGTGTAGCCATTCTCTTCAGCAAATTTGAACATCTCTTGGCGTTCAAAAGAAGCCTGACCTTCGTGGGACGTTACAAACGCATCAAGAAGATTGGCTTGGGTTTCGGATAAATTCATCATAATATAGTCTCCAGTCATTCGGTTTATCTCAATCTATACAAGTAGTATAGCAGGTCTAGCCACAATGTCAACCATTAAATGCACTATTTTCAAAAAAATTATCAACTACTTTGTCCATTTCTCCGAATGGACCAGAAGCGTTTTCCTCTTCTTGGGCATCTTGGATATCCATTAGATCGACTTTCAGTTCAGCTAACAGTACCTTAGTCTCATGAGGTATCGCACCTGGTCGAATACTTTCTATAGTAGCAAAGGCATTCTGAGCGGCACTGATCGCTTGCATTTTTTCTTGAACATTTTTCATAATATAACTCACTTTTCTCAATTTATACAAGTATTTTAACAGGATTGACCACAATGTCAACCCTTATTTTCACTTTTATGCAACTAATTCCGCAAACTTTTTGGTAACCACTCGGTTGCCTTTCTTAGATCCGCTATGCTTTTTGAAAGCACGGGCGATCTGGGCTGGGGTAGCAGTTGACTCGATTTCGAAATCATCAGTCTCGCCTGACATGCTGGAAGACTTGTCGACCATAATGAATCGGCGATCATATCCACTTTCTTTCTCGACTACCCAGACACCGTTTTTGGTCATCTCTTTACGGGCTACCTGTTGAGCAGAATGCTTGTAAGGCAGGATCGTGTATAACTCATTTTTGAAATCACGACGGTCGCAGATAAAGAAGTTGGCTGTGGTCACGTTAGGACCAGTAACAGCATTCAATATCTTGGCAGTGTTTTTGCGAGAATCTCCCCAACCCATGTGAAGATCAACTTTCTTGCCGTTGATATTCATCACATAGTCACGGCTTGCAAAAGAGTTGTCAACGCCAGACTTCAAATATACTCGGTCACTTTCACCATCAGTTAGAGTGACTAGGTTCAGCTTATGCACTGGATTAGACTTCATGAAGTCTTGGATCAGGTACTGAGTAGCGAGTAATGCGGCATTCAGAGGAGTACTTCCAAAGTCTTCCAGTGAAGGCAAGTAACGTAGCTTATACATTTGATCATAGAAGGTACGCATACCTAGATTGAAATCCGATTTAGACATTTTGTTACTGAACAACTGGTTCAATTGCAATTCATCATACTCAAAACGAGTTAGGTTACTCGAAGCGGCTTTCAGCTTTTCAGTAAACTCTACAGTGTTAGCACGGCGAGTAGTAAACCCATAAACTTCGAACGGGATGTTTACTCGCTTGCAGAACATCACTAGAGCAATAGTCTGGCGCATTACAGCAGGCATACGCTGGTACATTGACCCTGAGTAATCGACTAGCATAATCATGCCGTGATTTTTACCGTCGGCAAGAGTAGTCACCTGTTTGAATAACTGGTCATCATACTTGTATGAATGAAGCTTGTTAACATCAAGTGAACCCTTAGTCGAGGTACGGGCACGGGCTGAACGAAAGGCTGCCTTACGCATCTCGAATTCTTTAGCCATCAAGTTTACAACTTGCTTGGTCTCAGCCATGAAAGTGTCATAGCTAACTTCTGGCTCCATAAACTCGTAACCCAGACCATCAAGTTTGATATCATGGGCTATACGGCTCTGAAGCACAGTCTTATAATCAGCAGTTAGTAGTTCAAACGCTTGGCGAGTCATGCCTTGTAGAAAAGTAGAACCAGTTTCAACCAGATCAGACATGTTTTCTCTTTGAGCCTTATCAGTCTCTACTTCAGGAAGATCACTTGGAGGATTGTCAGCCCCTTTACCAGCGATAGACTTTTCACCGTCTTCATCCTCTAACTCATCTTCAGTCTCAGTGGCTTTGGCATCAGAAGAACTTTCTTCTCCCTCTTCATCACCCTCTTCTGAGTTGCTGGATGAGTCGTTAGATTCCTCACCGTTCTCATCTTCATCAGACTGACCTTCATCACTTTGAGGTGGTGTCTGGTCTTCATCTTTAAGTTGATCGATAAGATCCTGAAGTT